TGTACCGCTTGAACCATCTGTTCCTGAAACTCCTGATGTACCGCTAGTTCCTGAAGAACCATCTACACCTGAAGTACCACTTGAACCGTCTGTTCCTGAAACTCCTGATGTACCTGAAGTACCACTTGAACCGTCTGTTCCTGAAACTCCTGATGTACCGCTAGTTCCTGAAACTCCTGATGTACCGCTAGTTCCTGAAGAACCGTCTGTTCCTGAAACTCCTGATGTACCGCTAGTTCCTGAAGAACCGTCTACACCTGATGTACCGCTTGAACCATCTGTTCCTGAAACTCCTGATGTACCGCTAGTTCCTGAAGAACCGTCTACACCTGAAACTCCTGATGTACCGCTAGTTCCTGAAGAACCGTCTACACCTGATGTACCGCTTGAACCATCTGTTCCTGAAACTCCTGATGTACCGCTTGAACCATCTGTTCCTGAAACTCCTGATGTACCACTAGTTCCTGAAGAACCGTCTACACCTGATGTACCGCTTGAACCATCTGTTCCTGAAACTCCTGACTCACCTGATGTTCCTGAAGAACCACTTGAACCTGATGTTCCGCTAGTTCCTGATTCACCTGATGTTCCTGAAGAACCACTTAAACCTGATGTTCCGCTAGTTCCTGATTCACCTGATGTTCCTGAAGAACCACTTGAACCTGATGTTCCGCTAGTTCCTGATTCACCTGAAGAACCACTTGAACCTGATGTTCCGCTAGTTCCTGATGTACCTGAAGTCCCACTTGAACCATCTACTCCTGATGTACCTGAAGTCCCACTTGAACCATCTAATCCTGATGTACCTGAAGTTCCTGATGAACCACTTGTCCCTGAAGTTCCAGTTCCACCACCAATAATATTCACTAATACAGTGTTTCCAGAAATACTTGATACTGTTGCACCACTAAATTGAATTTCAGTAACACCTGAAATTGAAGTTGTACCATCACTTATTGTTGTTAAACTAGATGAACCACTAGTTCCTGAACTACCAGATTCTCCACTAGTTCCTGATGAACCACTTGAACCTGAAGTACCAGAAGTTCCTGACGGTGTTGCTAATGTAGTTACTAAATACGAATAGTTTAAAGTACCCTCAGAATAAAATGTTGCGGTTCTATTTTGATTATCTCCATTATTGACATATAAATCAACAATTATTCTATCAGTAATATCTAACACTGCCGATGTTGGCAATGCGTTTATCTTTATTTCAACTGGTGTTGTATTATTTGTATCCCACCCAATTTGAACCGCACTTGACGTAAATAGTGTTGTTTTAGTGCCCCCTGTCGTATATTTTGACACCACATAATAAACACTAAGATTATCATTTTCAGCATTTTTAGTAAAGTAGGTATATGCGTGCCATAGACCGTTTGGAATTATAACAACACCAGGTTCTCCTGGGTCTGTTATAAAACCTCCATTAACCAAAACATTTTGTTCATTAGCAGTTAAATTTACGGTTACTGTACTTTGCGGTAGTCCATCGGTTAATTCACCTAATTCTTTATATGGTGTTACACCTTGTGCTACGGATTGGTTAAAGAATAAATTTTGTCCTCCAGACACACCGTCTTGTCCTGATGTTCCTGATGAACCACTTGAACCTGATGTTCCGCTAGTTCCTGATGAACCACTTGAACCTGATGTTCCGCTAGTTCCTGATGAACCACTTGAACCTGATGTTCCGCTAGTTCCTGAAGAACCTGAGTTTCCTGATGTTCCGCTAGTTCCTGATGAACCACTTTCTCCCGATGTTCCTGATGTTCCTGAACCACCTCCCCCTGATGTAACTCCTGTAATAGAAATTGTACCACCAGTTGAATTATATAATTCTAATGTACTTGACCCTGAAAAATAGGTGCCACCCGTAATTGAAACTCCTTGAATTGTTTCAACGTCTCTGAAACTTACTTCCGTAGTTCCATCATTATATACAAGGACTTTTCCTAAAGTGTTATTTGTATCACCACTTTTTAAGTAGAATTTTCCATCTACTATTAAACCGTTTTTAACTTTAAATTCGTGCGCCATCTAGTTTTCTTTTTTCACTTTCCAAAAGAAATATTTTTATTCTTTTGATAAATACAACATAATGTTCTTTTGGTGTAACTAAAGTAAAAAAAAAACCACCTTTTTTTGGAAGGTGGTTTTTTTAAATTTGTTTTATATATTAAGGTGTGGGACTTGCCGTTGGTGTTGGCGTTGGAGTTTCCGTAGGTGTGTTAGTTGGAGTTTCAGTAACCGTTGGTGTTGGAGTTATCGTAGGAGTTGGTGTTGTTGTCTCAGTAGGTGTTGGTGTCGGAGTTATCGGAACATTAATTTCTGCACTAATATATACAGTTTGTCCTGTAACCCATTGAGTTGTTGCTGATTGTATTAAAACAGTATTACCTGTCACACCTGATGGTACAAGTGAAATACCAGTTCCAAATACAAATCCTGTTCCTGGTACACCTGGAGGCGTTCCCGTACTACCACTCCAACTTTGGAACGCATTTGTACTACCCGAATAAATTGCAGAATCACCATTTTGAGTTAATGTTATTGTTATACTTTGACCTGTAAATCCTGAGAAATAATTGGTTCTATCTGTTGAAGTAATATCAATAGAATTGAAATAAATACCATTTCCGTTAGATATAAATACGTTGGGGTCTGTGGTTCCCGTTTGTCCAGTTCCTTGTTCAGTCATAATAGTATTTCCTGATGTTGGGAACTCATAAGGTAATACTACCAAATTAAATCCATACCCTGTTACAGGTATTGGAGTTACTGATGGTGTTGGAGTATTTGTCGGAGTCTCAGTCGGTGTTGGAGTATTAGTCGGAGTTTCAGTTGGTGTGTTGGTCGGAGTTTCCGTAGGAGTATTAGTTGGTGTTTCAGTTACCGTAGGAGTTGGTGTTGTTGTCTCAGTAGGTGTAGGTGTCGGAGTTGGTAATGAACCACAAGGATTAGTTGTTTGAATAATAATATCGGGGTTTCCACCATTAGTGAACGAACCACACTGAGCACAGAACGTATATCCAGGTACTTGGTTATCGCCTGTAAATGTATGTGATTGTGGATTACCATAGAAGTCATTCCATGTAATTGTATATGAAGGTGGTGCTGTAAATCCAGTGCCTGTATATGTTAATATATACTCACAACCAAATTGATATGGTGTTGTAGTTGGTGTAGGTGTATTAGTCGGTGTTTCAGTAGGTGTAACCGTGTTTGTTGGTGTAATTGTAGGTGTAGGAGTGTTAGTTGGTGTTTCCGTTGGTGTTACCGTATTAGTTGGTGTTACCGTGGGAGTTGGCGTACTAGTTGGTGTTTCGGTATTTGTAGGTGTTACCGTTGGAGTTGGTGTTTCCGTTGACGTAACACTTGGTGTTGGAGTTGGAGTTGTTGAACTTGTGCTAGGTGTTGGTGTAATCGTTGGTGTTGGTGTAGTTGTTGGTGTTGCTGATGGAGCAGGATTTGTACAATTCGAACCAATTGTGTTTTTCACATAATTTAACTGCCAATCGTTACTTGGGAAGTATCCCAAAAATCTTATTAGTCCCGAATTAATGTCAGCACTCAAAATAACATCATCAGTATAACCTAAATCTTGTGTGCACACTTCAGTCCAATCAACATTTGTTCTGTCGGTTATAATTGTAAATGTTCCAGCTCTGTAGTTATCACAATTTGTTAAAATATAATTATAAAAAATACCTGTAACACCACTTGTAGGTTCGGTATCAATAACTCTTAATCCTGTATCTAAATTTGAGGCTTCACCATAACTGATATGGTCTAAAGTTGTAAATCCTGTAATGTTTACAGTACCACCTGTTGAATCATATAATACAAGTGTTCCACCGCTTAATGTTCCACCTGATGTGTAAACATCAGTAAATCCAGAAATATTAACTGATGAATCGTCACTACTATTAATTGTTAAGATTCCTGTTTCATGGTCAAAGGTACCACCCGTTACAGTTGTTCCACCACCACCTGATGTAAATCCTGTGATTGAAATTGTTCCACCAGTGTTGTTGTATAAATCTAATGTTGTTGTTCCTGAGTTATACGTTCCACCTGTGATTTGAACACCACCACCTCTATAAATTCTCCAATTAGCGTTAGAGGCAGTTACACCTGATACACCTTCAATTGTTGAACCTGTCCAAGAATTAATAAATGCAGTACCTGCCGCTGAACGAGTGTTAACGGTAGTTGCATATGCGGTTTGTGTAATAGCAGAAGTACCTGTTAATCCGGTAATTGACGACCATAAAGTATCATAGTTTGGTATGTTGTATTGATATGTTGTTTCATTTTCATAAACATAGACTAACATCCCTAATCTTCGTCTGCCTGATGAAATATTATCCGAGTTTAAAGTTAAAGTATCCGGTAACGCTGAAATGGCTCTTTTAGAAAATTGAATTGGTATTGTATTTCCTGAATATTCAATAGCACCAGTGGCGTTATTAGTTGTCCAATTTAAATCGGACAAGGAATATACTTCCATGTACCCACCTGTTTGTAGAACACTAAAATTACTACCGTACGGTTTACCAACAGGTACTGAATTTGAACCTGTTAACTGTACGGAACTTAAGGGATTTTTATACGGAAAACTCATTTTGTTGTAAATATTTTATTATTAAGGTGTTAATGAATATTCATTTCCCGAATAATACCAAGTGTTATTCGTTGACAATCCTCCCATGTTTGGACCAACATAGTACATTCTATAATTACCATTGTAATACACAGGACCATTATAGTTTATAGTTGCATTACCACCATTGTAGTATATTGATGAATCCATATTCAATACTGTTACTGGTGGACTTGCGTTTCCTTGATTTATCTTCTTTTCGTATCCAACTAAAGTAACTGTTGGTATTAAAATAACGTGTGAGGCGTTTCCATTACCATAGATTCCTGATGCTGGCACAGTACCTGATGGTATGTTAAATTCATCCAATAAGTTTGAGGTTAATGTTAATTGTCTAACTGTTGGTAAACCTGTGACACCTGACGTTGCATACATTGACATCCAATTTACAATATCCGTAGTTGGAACAGAAGTTCCCAATCCAATTGGTCCCGTAACACCATCAAAACCAAAGAATGCCGTATTACCTGTATTAAATAGGTAGGTATTAATATCTACAAACATACTTGAACTTCCGTCGTCAGGTTGTATAAATAACAACGCTGGTGGTAATACTGAGCTAGGTGTAGGTGTTGGTGTATTAGTTGGCGTCACAGTGTTAGTTGGTGTCACGGTATTAGTAGGTGTGACTGTTGGTGTAGGTGTTTCAGTATTTGTAGGTGTGTTTGTTGGTGTAACAGTTGGTGTAACCGTATTGGTTGGTGTATTAGTAGGTGTATTAGTTGGCGTCTTAGTTGGAGTAATGCTTGGAGTAATACTTGGAGTAATACTTGGGGTTACAGTATTAGTTGGTGTGTTAGTAGGAGTAATACTTGGAGTTACTGTGTTTGTTGGTGTCACAGTATTTGTAGGTGTTACAGTATTAGTTGGTGTAACCGTATTTGTTGGTGTAATTGTATTAGTAGGAGTAACTGTTGGTGTTACCGTGTTTGTAGGTGTTATTGTGTTAGTTGGTGTAATACTCGGTGTCGGAGTATTTGTAGGTGTGATTGTATTAGTTGGAGTGACCGTTGGAGTCACAGTGTTCGTTGGAGTAACGGTGTTAGTAGGTGTTACAGTGTTAGTAGGTGTTACAGTGTTAGTAGGCGTTACTGTTGGTGTTGGTGTTTCAGTTGCAGTAGGAGTACTAGTTGGTACTGTTGATGTTTCTGTTGGTGTTGGTGTTACTGTTGATGTTGGAGTAATTGTAGGTGTAACAGTTGGGGTAGGTGTTGGTGTTGGTGTAACACAACCTGATTGGTCAGTGTTATATAATAATACTGACTGACCAGCAACTAAATTGACCCTTGTAACCGCCGAATAGACTGGTGTTCCTGTTGTTGAGCCAGTATAAATGCTAAATGGACCCGCAGCATTCGATTGTGAACTTATTCTAACAATATATGTTTCAGAACAAGAACTGAAACTAACTTGGTTTTCAACAGTCGTACTTGGACAGCTTGGGTCTTCGTTTACTATATAAATTGATACTGTATCTAAAGATGGCATGGTTATCTGTTAACTTTAATAGATAAATACTTGATAAGTTAAATTAGATTAGTTGTTTTTTTTTTATTTTTTTAAACCGATTCTATATACGGTCCAAAACCACACGAGTCAACCACTACTTCAACACAAAAATCACATTCAGCAGTGTTAATTATAACCTCAAAACCACAAGTTAAATCACAAGTTAAAACTTTAAAAATTTCACAACCTAAACTGTCAATCATTTTTAAAATGATTTGAGGTGCGCCAACAAATATTTGAGGTAAAATAAATGTTAAGGTTGGTGAAGTGGTACTACCAGTACCAATTAGAGTACAATTATTGAGGTCCAAACCACACATATAAAATGTAAATGGAGCCGTTCCTGTTACTGATGTTATGTATAATTTTGCTCCCATATTCCTTATGCTGTATTTGTTGGTGTATTTGTTGGTGTTGGTGTTGGAGTAGGCTGTGGGTATATTGCCCATCTGTCTTGTAACCATATGGTTAATCCTTCTAAGTTATTTCCACTCAAAGGTCGACTGTATATTAAATATTGTAAAATGAATCCACTAAAATAATATACTTCACCAAAATCAACACCAAGATATATTCCATCAACTGTGTTTGATATTGTTGTACCAACATTTGATACAAAAGTTAAATTCTGTAACACTCCATCAATATAAAACTTCAATCTATTTGAATTACCAGTTTGTGTTCCGTCAAAAACTAAAGTATGAATGTGGAAGTTTGTATCAACCGCAGTAGTAGTTGTTGCCAATCCACCCGCAGACCCAACTTGATATGTACCACCTGACAATCTAATGTAAATTTCATTAGTTGACGACCCTGATTCGCCCATTGACATTTGTTGTGTTGAAGATGGATTGAAAGTTTTTCCGACCCAAACAAAAGTTGCACCAGTACTGTTTTGTAAATCAACAAATGGGTTAACGCTCAATCCATCTGATGTTCCGTCAAACCAAGTTCCTCCCGAAGAATTTTGAACATTAGACCACCATTGAGGTCTTGTTGTTGCTCCCCCTATTGGATTCGCATTATGAGCGGCAGATGAAAGGTCAGTCCATTGAGTAAATGTTGCACCACTTGTGGCTGCTCCAACAAAATTCAAGTTTGTCGAGGCATCATAATTAATTTCAAGTGTTGGGTCCGATGGTGATGGTGGAAGAGGAGTTGGTTCAGGTGTCGGAGTTGGAGTTTGAGTCGGTGTTATAGTATTGGTTGGTGTTTGTGTCGGCGTTTCACTTTGTGTCGGAGTGTTAGTAGGTGTAACTAATTGGTCTGTTGAAGTTGGCGTCTGAGTTGGAGTATCAGTTATTGTTGGCGTAGGAGTCTGAGTTGGAGTATCAGTTATTGTTGGCGTAGGGGTTTGGGTTGGAGTATCAGTTACCGTTGGCGTAGGGGTTTGGGTCGGTGTATCAGTTACCGTTGGCGTAGGGGTTTGGGTCGGTGTATCAGTTATTGTTGGCGTAGGAGTCTGAGTTGGAGTATCAGTTATTGTTGGCGTAGGAGTCTGAGTTGGAGTATCAGTTATTGTTGGCGTAGGGGTTTGGGTTGGAGTAGGAGTTACTGTCGGTGTGCTAGTTGGTGTTTCAGTATTAGTTGCTGTAGGTGTTGAAGTTATACTTGGTGTTGTTGGGAGAGCTTCAATATACGGTCCAAAACCACACAAATCAACCACCACTTCAACACAGAAATCACATTCGGCAGTATTAATTATGACCTCGAAACCACAAGATAAATCACATGTGAATATTTTTTTAATCACACAATCATTACTGTCAATCATTTTAATCATGATTTGTGGTGCAGAATTAAATAAACTTGGTAATAAAAAAATAGGGTCAGGTGAATCTGTGGATACTGAACCTAATAAAAAAGAATTATTTTCAAAAATGTCACATACGTAAAAATCATATGGTGACGCTCCAGTAATTGATTGTATGGTTAACCTTGCGGCCATTATGATTCACAAATTATATTATATTCTATACGTAATCCCACAATAAACTCTGAGTCACTAAGCGGGTCTGTATTACCATCACAATCTGATTTTACCTCAATAATATTTGTTTGTGGATTTACCGTATAACTTGCAACACCTGTAATTCCCGATAAAATACTTTCTAACGCATCTACCCATTGAGATTCGCTTGGAACGTCTGTTAGTGTTGTACCAGTGTAAAAACTTTGTTGATATGTATTACCACTGACTTCTATTGTTGCAATATAAGTTGCCGCGGATAAAACACAGTTCGTATTACCCGTAGTTAAGTCATAAAAACCTTCATTGACCATTGTATCAAAATCTCTTTTGTTATTAACTGTTGTGTTAAATCCACTACTAATGACCGGTACAACTTGATACCCAACAATAAAAGGTGTACAAGGAACAATGACACTCCTTGTTAATGTACAACCACTTGAATCGGAAACTGTTACACTAAAGGTTCCACCCGTCAAATTAGAAATGCTTGGTCCTGATTGACCAATCGGTACGTTGTCTGACCATTGATATGTAAATGGGGGTGTGCCAGAAAATACACTTACAGTAATTGTACCACCTGAACCACTATTACCACAACTTGTTGACTCCATACCATAATCTAATGAGCTGGATGAACTAATCGAAAATGATTGATATACTGAACAGTTGTCTTCGTCTCTAACTTGTAAAGTGTAACTACCCGATGATAATCCATTAAAAGTGACTGCTGATTGTGGAACATCAATATACTGAATCACAGGTATATTATTTTTTGTTAGAATCATATCTAACACACCTGTGTATCCTGTTCCAACCTGAACAAAACATGAACCATTATCCTGACCACATGTTGTTGCCGAAAGTGTTGTTGTTATACTAAACTTATCATTAGTAAATAGTGTAACATCTTGAGTAAATACACATCCGTTGGTATTACTTATAATTACAGTATATTCACCTGAATCTAAGTCAGTATAATTTTGTGTTGTTAAATTTGTTGTAAATGATTCGGTACTCAAATCAGGTTTGACTAATGTATATATAAAAGGACCATTACCAAGAACGTTGACCGAAATAGTTCCACCACTTGCTGAACATATAGAATTTTGTGTGTTAATTGACAATACTGAAAATCCAGCATTTGGTTGTAAATAAACACTACCTGTTACTGAACATAGAGCCGAATCCGTCACAGTAAAAATTGCAGTACCAGGTGTAAATCCTGTAAATATTAGATTGGTTGCATAACTAATTAATGTTGTACCATTTGTCCCTGAATAGAAAAATGGACCTGTACCGCCAGTAATTATAATATTTACAGAGCCATCAGCGGCAAAACAACTTGGGCTTACGGTTTGAAACGATACTATTTGTAACGGGTCAGCGGTTTCAACCTCAACTGATTTTGTCACACTACATCCTGCAGAATCACTAACTGTGACACTATAGGTGGAAGCGGTTAACCCTGTAATCGTCGTTCCTGTCGAACCATCACTCCAAAGATATGTAAATGGAACTGAACCTGTTAATCCTGTAATTTGTAACTTACCTGTGGGACCAAAACAATTTGTATCGTCAACAACAAAAAAACCATAATCTACAGATGTTGATGAATTAACTATTACTGACTCTGAATATCCTGAACAACCACCATAATCCTCATAGTAAGTTCTATAAACACCAGGTGCTAAGTTTACAAATGATAACTCACCGTTAGTTGTTACGGCACTTTGAACTATGGTATCTCCTGAATATAAATTTATAGTTATTGGATAAGCGGTTGACTGACCACTTATTGATATTACGCCATTATTTTGTCCACAAGTTGTGGCACTAACAGAACTTACACTTAGACATCCACCACTCGAAACTATTATATTTATGTAAAATTCATTATTTACATCACCCAAAGAATCATTGGCTCTTACAATGTAAACGCCAGCATCCAATCCTGTTTTAGTACTTCCAGTTCCAATGTTTGGGTCAACCCAATCAATAGTATATGGTTCAACACCACCCGAAAGAGAAATATAGATAGCACCACTACCATTATTGGAACAATCACCTGTTACTGAAAACTCATACTGAAAATTTGCCATTATCCACAAGAAATAGTTGCGTTTATCCCTACATTAAGAGTAAGTGTTTTGTCTTTAAATAGTTCCATACAACCTGAGTTTGATATTATAATTCTTTCTGAATTAACATTATAGTTTAATCCATATTGGTAAATAGTTGATAAGTAAGTATCTAATCCATCTATCCATTGTTGTTCTGTTGGTATACCATTTATACCATAACCAGTAAAGAATGGTTGTTGTACTAATATTGTATCATCTAATCTTAAATCAATATACCAAACAGCGGTAATTGAATTGAGGTCACAGTTTTGTAATTGGAACCCTTGTTCGGTGACAACGCCATTTAATGCGATATATAGAGCATCTGAGAAGGAATCGATTGTCGAGCTTGTTCCACTCCAAGGAATAGTTGCACCTGATATTGTTTCGTCAATACAATCATATGCAAATAAAACACCAGTTGCGGTGCAGGGTACACACGGTACTGCAACAAATTGACAACCCCTTTGTTTTCTGTAAACATACTTTTGTCTATGAAAAGCAGAGTTTTCATATTTCAAACCACCGTTCCATATTGTTGATGATGGAATAACCTGTTCAACTAATTTTGTCCAATAATTACCAATTCCGATTGAGTAGTCAATCATTTTTTGATAAGTGTATTTTGAGGTATCAACACCAGCTAACTCTAAGGATTGTAAATAATTCCAATATACTAATTGTAGTGTTGGGTATCCTGAAGATTTACCATCATTTGTAAACCATCTATTTCTAACGTTAATCATGTTGTGGTAAAATGATTGTGCAAACTCAGCGAATGTTTTAGTTTGTGGTTGTGGACTAATCACTGTCCAATCTATATTACCAGGAGATGGATAAGGTGTTGTTAAACCAGTATATGGTATTGGGTAATCATATTCATTCGATTGTGACCAAACATCATAAGTGATTCCCTGACCAACATTCAAAAATAAATCAACATTTTTTACGTTAAGTGTCAAACTGTTGTCCAATGATGTCGGTGTTGACTCATCAGCAATTGATTTTGCATTATCTTTGAAAGAATTAATTGTGAATCCTAAACTACCCATATTTGGGAAATTTCTATATCTTTGTAAAAATTGTTGTCCGTATGATGGAGCAACTTTTGTAACCTGTATAGTCGGCGTTGTTGATGTATATGTTAGATTCGTTATTTCTACCAAATTTTCACTGACGTGAAATGAATTTTGTTCATACCAACCTTGACCTTGTTGGAAAAAGAAATTTGTTGTTTGGTCAGGTGTTTTTGGAAACCCATCAATATTGATTGGGTAATCAGTAATTAAAAAGTCCGACTCTGTCGCAACTAAATTTGTTGTGAATGCGCTGTAAACCCTTCCTCTAATTTTGTATTCAGAACCAACCAAATATCCTGGTATCTGTTGTTGATAAGTACCACCTGAGATTTGAACATATTGTGTTAAGAAATCTTCGTATTTTAATTTTCTATCTGCGGTGTATATAGTTTCATTGAATTCAATCAAAGCATCAGGTGCACCAATAGTTCTCATCAAAAATTCTATGGATTTTCTTGTCCCTTTCGAGCGGAATAAATTTGATGCGTTTAAGATTAATCTTCTATAATATTCAAAATTTAATTCTGTAGGTGTTTGGTCTCTTGTCCATCCATCATAAATTGATTTGTTTTTAACACCATAAATTGACGTTAAAAAATCTTCATTTGTGATTGGTGAAATATTTGTATCCCACCCTAATGTCTTAGCCAAATAAACTAACAAAGCGGATGGTATATCATTTTCAGGAACATATTCCACAGATGTCATTGTTGCCAACGAATCAATAAAAATTTTTGTTTCATCAAAACTTCTACCGTAGATTTGAATAACCTTTTCAACTTTTTGGTCATTTGTATCAAATTCGTGAAATGCATCTGTGGTTAAAAATCTACTGATTAAATTTGTTTTAAATGTATCTAATTGTTCACCGTAAGAACTTAATGTTTCCAAGTAAACATCATAGGCGGTTGTAATAATATCCAAATTCCATACACCTAATAATGGCCAAGTTAAATAAACATATGATGTATAAAAAGTACCATCATCAGTTTGTTGTGGTAGTTTAAATTGTGCAGTATATTTTGGAACTACAAATCTATTTAATAAAAATTTTTGTATCTCATCAAAATCATTATTAAAAACCATTTCAGTTTTTAATTTATTCGGTCTCATTACCAAAGTATTTGTTGTTGTAACATCACCTGAAAATGGATTTCCACTAACGGTAATTGATAATGTTCCACTTGTTGTTGAATTTGAGGCTGTGAATAACATGAATTGATATTCTGTTGACCCGGTGCCAATAAACAAAGAATAATCTCTAAAAAACGTGGTCATATCCCTTAAGGGACTAACAGGTGTTGGTCTAAGAGCAATGTTCCTTGCCGCGTTTTGTGAAAAATCAATATCGAAAATATTTTTGATTCTTTGAACGTCCACGTCAAAACTTGTTGTGTTTTCGTTTTGATTGAATACGATGTTTGTCGCGGTATTAGCTGTGCTAAAATCAAAATAAACTTGGTCAACTTCAATAGCCGCTGGAAAGAAATTAATAATTTGTGTTATCGATGTTGAAAGTCTTTTACTTAATGACCCATATAATGTGAAGTTTGTTACCTCAGTCAAATCATATGACGGATAAACTTTTAAGTCTTTCGATAATGCTTCTTTTGCCTCAAGTATATTAACGTTCAAATCACTCAGGGTGATTGGGTTTGAGAAAACACCCGATTGATAATCATTATCAATCTTTTCAACCACCCCATAATTCCATATAAAATTTGTGTTTGTTAATCCACCACCTTGCGTTGTCTGAAAACCAACTAAATCTTCGTTGGGGTCAAGAAAACCTGCGCCAGGATTTGGGATAACTATTCTACTCATTATGGTATGATATTGTCAAAACTAACACTAAAGTCAATATTATTATTTCTATCTTGACGAACTTCATATAACAAGTCACCAAACTCACTTCTAATTTCAAACAAGTTGTATTGTTTGTAAATTCTACTTTCTGAGTCGTAAATAGTGTAGATACCTGTATCGATTGCTTTGCTTTGATTACCGTAAAGAGCTACAGCAATACTGTTCAAGTCATACTCAGCCATCTCTATTTCAATGGTGAAAGGATTAAAGAATGTATTAGTCAAAATAACTTGTTGTCCTGGCTGTCCAATGTATGGAACTGCGTTTGGGTTATTGGATGGTGCGCTTGATGGTGACACAGTTGCAAATACTAAGTTTCTTGCACTTGGTGAGTCGATATATCTATATCTCACAGAGTTCACATTACCAGCTGCGGGGTTACTAATTACAGTATCCACAAAGAAAGATGATGTTACGATTCTATAAAAATTGGGTATTTTGGTACCGTCTGTGTTTAAATATTCAACACGATATCCAACTAAACCTTGTGAAATAAATCTATTTCTAAATGCTGATGGTACATTATTAGTGTCCATTATAATACCCTTAACATTTGGTAAAGCAGATAATACACCACAATCTGTCAAAGTAGTTCGTATTTGTGCCGGTCTAATCATTAAAGTGTATATACCAATTTTATTAAATTCATTTGCCGGTAATTTTAAATTATATAATCCACCCAATATTTCATTACTATTACCACCTGTGTTTCCGTTATTGAAATAAGGTGTTAATATTTGTGATGCGTTGAGTTTTTTAATAATCGGTGTTGATGTAAAGTCACGTGACGGTGTATACACCAAGATGATTTCAACATCTTCAGGTGCCATGTCGGCTGGGCGAGTTATGCCATATGTTCCTAGTGCCATTTTATTGTTCTGTTAGTTTAAAATATCCATATCCGTATTTTATGAGGTCACCAAGATTGTCAACTTCACCTAATCTAAGTAAACTTTCCGTTCCTGATAATTTGCCCCTATCTATAAATACATTTGATTGTATTTCTGTAGCGTTCACCATACCAATTAATATTTCTTCTTTTACAATTGGAACTGGTGTTATGTTGTTTTCTGTTAATCCTGACGAGTTAGCAATGAATAATGTATATCCTTGAGGGAAATCATAATATAATGTATTCAAATATGTGTAACCTGTGTAATCAGGTCCTAAATTTTGGACGTACCCAATAATTTCCCCTTTTTGAATTACGGGAGCGCCGGGAATGTATGGGTTAGGACCATATTGTTTTAATTGTGTCAATTTTGAACTTGTAAATCCTGAAACTAAAAATGGTATTGTAGTATAGTTTGAAGATATTTGAGACTGAATATTATTTTCACTATCTCCTGTGAATATCCATTTATATGATATCGGTGTTCCTGACCAATAACCATCGCGAGGCACAAAATAATATTCACCGTCAGGATTGTCAAAACTAATATCGGTATATGGTATTGTTATTTTTTTAGTGGTGACTGTAGTACCCCAAGCTGCGGTGCCACTTAAACTAACATTATATACTTTTGATGAGCCATCAGATAGTGGAGCATAGTCATGTGATACAAAGTCAGGATATTTTTTAATAATCGTTTCATTTGGTTGATTATCACCCCAATCAATTTCATATACAATATCTTGTGCTAAAATTTCTGAGGTATTATATAGATATAATGTGTATGCGGAATTACCCGTTACACCACTATATACAAAATTATTATTAATATCTTTTTGATATATGGCACCGTCGAATCCTGAATAATATCCAATATCTTTGTATGTTTGTTTAAACATTACAGGTATTGTTAGTCCTGTCAATACTGAATCACCGTTGGTCCCCCCTGACAACAAATAAGTCATTCCCGTCCAAGCGGGTTCATCTCTTCCACCACCATCGGGAAATGGAACATAAACTTCTACCTTGGCAGATTCTAAAAATTCTTGTGAAATCACTATATTATATTGTTCTGTCTTCATGGATTTACATATTCATACCACTTAATCGGATTATAATCCGTACCAACTTTTGTTAAATTTCCTAATTGGTCTTTTAAAAATACCTCATAGGTATAATCATCGTAATTTAACTTAAGTGTATAGTAGAAATTTAATTCTTGTGAAAAGTTAAATTTATCTTGTTTTGTTCCTTGTGGTGTATTCATCATTCTTTTAAATCCACCAATGTTAGCATCATAAAATTTTGCTGACATAAATAATGTATCCACTTCGGGGTTCAAAAATTCAGGTGATTTTAACCAATATACAAAGTATCCCTCTTTGTCACCCGTAAAGTTCAGTTGGTATTCAGGTTTTCTGATTGCAACGGTGTTCTGTCCTATGATTGCAGATGTTGTCAGACCCTGTTGAGTTGGAATTATTATGGTTAACAAGTTTCGTTGTACGGTACTTTTCTCTGAATCATAAAAATCTAATTTGAAATAAGACTTTGAAAAAACATCCTCATTATAATAAATTTGTCTACTCGTAAATCCATTAGCTCTGTAATCCGATACCCACGCTGTGTTTGTTGTGGTTGCAGTTATTGATGAATCAGTTGTTGCAGAATAAAAATAAAAATCATAATGTGTACTTGTTTTAGACCCAACATCAATGACCTGTGGTGCCCAAGGCGCATGTGAATATCTTATGGTTTCAAAATTATCAATTGGGTTAATTGCTTGTTGAATAATTTCATTTTCAAAAACCTCAATGGCATCGTTAACACCATTCAAATCCCAAGTAGTTAATATTGGAACTTGTAACGCTAAATCGTTGTCATTGGCGTTTTGAATTGGGTTATATCTTAATCTTAAATTATTCACAAAGGTCTATAATTGGTTGAGCAACAACTTCAACAGATTGGTTTATATTACTAAATGGTGTTGATTGTAAGAATAATATTTGTGAAAAAGGATAATGTGCATCATTCAAAAATGGATAATCAACACCTCTTCCATTTTGGAAAATACCGTAATTTAAAATTGTTCTCCACAACCAAGTATTGAGATTTTGTGAGAAATAAGCCCAATAAGGTCGTGTGTTAACATTTTGTCCTACTGCGGTAGTTATAGAATCTGCAAAGTCTCTTAATTTAATTGAGTGGTGTGGTGTGTAAAAATAACCTGGTGGGTTATTACTTGTAGTAACTTCAGTTTGATATAAAGCATCGTTGAATGTGATTTTATGTTTACAATCAGAAACCACATATTCAGTTTGTTCGATATCGTTGTATTCACAAAAATCACCTGATAAAACGTCATCAATTTTTAATGGTTGATTATAATAAAAAGTATATGTTTTACCATTGGATACTTTATTATAAGAGCTAACAGGTATCTCGACTAAATTGTCATCAGCATTTGTTGCCCACCAGTCGTCCAAACTATCAGAATGAAAATTAAATGACCATCCTTTTTGTAATCCGTATTTATTATTGGCGGTTGGTTTTGGTTTATTGAACCATCCATAGTATCCTTTATTAACAATTGTAACAAACACATCGGTGACTGGTTTCATATTGTTATCAACCATATCATAGATATTTAAATCTTTTTTAAATGTGAAACTAAATGCTTGTGAGTTTTCTCGTATAGAAACTCTTTGTTGTAAGTTTGGTGTTAATGCTGAATATTCCATTTTCTGTTGGTTGGTAAACGGAACGTTTTCAAAACCCATTTTAGAAACATCAGATTCATTTTCATTTGTCAAAATCTTGTGTAATCTAACATAATATCTTGATTTGCTCTCACCTGAATTGGATATATCACCAATTCGTTTGAATGTTCCTGAAACACCATTTACAAATGTAGTACCTGTATAACCAGGATTTACTATCGAAAAACTTGTACTCGCGTTGTTATATCCTTGTTCACCAACTAAATCAACTCTAAATAAATTATTACCATCATAATTTATAGACAATTCAACATATTGGTAAGACGTTAAATTGTGATTTCCAGCACATCTGAATGTGATATAATTAATACCGTTCTGTACTGTGTTAATAATTGTAAAAGGTATACCATCAGATACAACAAAACTTAAGGGTGTTCCATTAATTTGTTTATCCACATATGACATTCTTTGTTCTGTGTCAGATGAAAATGGATAACTTAAATACACACCCCAATTGTATGTTGAGGCACTTTGCGGTTGTAGAATATTATGTGGATTTTCAACATCAGTCCTAATAAAATTAAATTCATTGTACTGTGGAAGTCCACCCCATTTTAAACCAAATGTGTCGGGAACTCTTTCAAATGCGTTAAATAATATTTGGTTATTATTGACCACAGATAATTCGTTTGTTAAGTATAAAAAATTCTTATATCCATCATAATCAGTTGTACCTGATATAACATTAGAAAATATGTTTGATATCTTTCCACCAATTCTAAATGTTGTTGACGACTGTCTTTCAACTTCAGTTTGTTCGGCAGCGTTTATATCACTAATTCGGTCAGAATCAATTAATTCTTTTCGGTCACCAATTAATTCAACGGGTACTGATGCAAGTCTTTCAGGTGCACCTTTGTATCTAAGATTACCTTTAAGTATTGTGATGTTGTTTTGATAGTTACCCATTATATATTAATTAGATTTTTTGTTAAAAATATATCGAATGCTGTCTTACCTTTTTTCAAACCAAAGTAGAAGTGATATGGTGCACCAACAACAATTCTACTATTAGGTAATTTGAAAAATCCGTCATACGTAAATCCTGTTACATTTCCGCTAGAGTCTTTTGATTCTAGTGAACTATAGATATAACCAGGTCTTTGTCCTGTTGGGTGTTTAACAAAACTTGGGAAATAAGTACTGTCATTTAATCTGTCAATACCTTGATAAGGTGTGGTATAGATTGTACCTGATGTTATCCAATTGTTTTCCTCACCACCAAACATACTTGGGTTAGTACCATTTTGTTTAATTTCCCATCTATACATTGGAACCACTTGTGTTTTATGTCCAAAAGTATTAAAACCAAATTTTGTTGGTGTGTCTATGAATATTTCACGGCCAGGGGAAATGTAATCTCTTGTTACAGTGTCAGAACTAAAAAATACACCAACCACAGGTTTTGGTGATGCTCCGTAAAATAAATTAGCCTCGCTGTATGACTCAGGTGAAAATGGTATAACACCAATTTCATTGTTAATACTATTTAATTGTGCAAAATCACCATCAATTTTTTGTGCAGGTCGGCTAAATAATTCACTAATTGATGAATCACCTAAACTTAATAATCTATCTAAAAAGTCTGCATTTGTTAATCTACTAATAATAAAATACTGCATCAAATCACTAACACCTTGAAATGATGTCGCTTTAGTTGTTGGATTACCTAAAAAACGAACATTACCAAAGTTATCCTCAACTTGAGAATTTAACATCCCAACAAAATTACCGGTGTTTCCGTTAAAGGGACTTGAACGATAAAAGAAAGAATTGTTTTCTTCTTTGAATACAATCTTTTCCCTACAATAAACATATGTTGGGTTTGTAACCTCAATACCTGGATATATTTTATCATTTTGAAAACCTGGCATGTACAATACACCATTTATCCAATTGTTTGTAAATGTCATACCAAACACATTTCTACAAATTGCAAAACCCATTAAGAATCTTGACTTCCATTCTGCAAATGATTTTAAATCATCACCAATTGCCAAATCTTTAGCAACTAAAGTATAACATCCATTTGTTATTATTGGATACTCAGTATCACCGCCAGTATAATAAACAGAATCTGTTTTTGGTTTAACTGTCATACCTCCACCAGCACTTTGTGTATACGCACCTAACGGTACAATAGTAGGACAACTAAAACTACTCATAACTGATGTTGTACCTGTACCATAAGATTGTTCAAAATCCACAGAACTATTTGTACTATAATCAGAATTAGATGTTACATCACCAGCGATTTCGGTTGACGCACCATTATCAGATATTGCAAATACCGAAAATGCTTTATTTTGTGAAAAAACAAATCTATTATCAAATGAACTTGAACGTGGTAATCTGTCAGACCTCATAATAATTTTAGAACTTGTTGACATATTAAGAGTAATACCTGTTGAATATACATTACTGCTGTATGTCACACTTCCCGCACCACACCAATTAATTGGAGGATTTTCAAAACCTTTACATCTTCTTGTCATCAACCCTCCGCCCTCAACATATTCATTAGCAAAATAACCATTACGACCTATAACATATGTATTTGGTCCTGCCCATTTACCTGATGGTACTGAACTACCAGCAGCATAATAACCACTTATTTGAGTACCAATAGAATTATTTGTTGACGTATCACCAACTGTTGTATCATCAGAGTCATGGTCGGAATCAAAATTTGAATATAATGAGTGGTTATGTGTTGTATACGCACTATACTTAAATGTTCCATTACCCGTTGATGGTGTAAAAACATATGACTGATTAAATAATGAAACATTATTATCGGTTAATGAATCATGTCTAAGAAGATTCAAATTGGGCGCTATTGGTATGTTTAACTTATAATCAGACTCAACAACCATAGAGCCCTCAAGAAGTCCAAATGGTTTCGAAATATCAATTTTGGTTTTTTGTCTTGTTGTATATGGGTCAACTCCCTTCATTAAGATTATTACACCCAAGTTTTTATAATTTTCAATTAATTGTAATGGTTTTACAGGTGGGTCACTTTTACCTCTTTGAGCCTTATTATTTTCATCTTTAACATTATCAAAATAAACTGTCATTTGACCGTCAATAATTCTTTTGTAAAAACTACTATTGAATAAAAGATTATCAATTGTCGGTGTTGATGGTGTGTTTGTTTTTATTTTCGATTCAACAATATTTTGTATTTCACCAACGGTAGTTGCCGTAACTACTTGATGATATTCAATATCGGATGGGAATGTGTAACTAGCAACACCATTATATAATGTTTGATAGATATTAAATGGTTTTGTAATTGTACCACTACCGTTCGGATTTGCGTAACTAATATTTAAAGAAGTTGTACCTGAGGATATTGTTGTTCCAGTTACAGAGTAATTATTTAACCCATTTTCTACAGTTGACGCACTTAAAATATTAACATCGTAAGTTTGAGATAAATTAACAAAGGTTATTAAATTTCCTGTTTGAAACGTTGTTATGGCGTTTGCGTCTACCAAAAAAACCATTGGTTGGTCTTCATAAAACTCAGCGTTTGTGAAAGAAATTTGACCACCATTATCCAGGTAATTTGGATAAACTTTAATTCTGTTGGAACCTCCACCAGGTAAAGTTTCAAAATAATGTCCTTTTGTATTATATAAGTTAATTCTTTCAGGAATTGGTAATTCGTTTTTACTCCAAAAATATTCATTTAATGTATTAGTATAAAACGGTGTACGTGCAAAGTTTTTAGTTTCAACAACGGAATTACCTGCCATTACCTGACCAAATCCAGCATTTTTCTTAATTCTTAATATTTCATCATCATCATCAATTTCTGGAAAAGATACGTAGACACCCGATAAAGTTACATCCGCCAATGGTGAGGAATTAATGTCACCATTTACTAATGTATCAATTGCAAAATTATTGTCACCTGTTGTATTACAATCACATGTTGAGCAATCAGGATAGGTCATCATTGGTAAATTAAATGATGGAAATTTAAATTTTTTAATTAATAAAAGAGTAATTCCAACAATAAAAGCACCATTAAGCACTATTTTACCTATAGTTGGCGCTACGTCTAATAATGTCGCCCCAAAAGTTAAAGTTGATTTAATAAAGGCATTTGCAAGGTCAACACTCAACCAATATATATTACTTACGGCGTAGGTAAGTAGTAATGTAAAAAGTAAAGGTAGTAATTTATTCCATAAATATTTAACAATATGATAAACAATTATAAATAAACCACCGACAATTCCAAATATTTGGAACAAAATTGAAATTATAAAATATAAAAGGTCAAAATTTCTTACCCCATCATTAATTGGAAATTTGTTTACCTCAGAATCACAACTTCGGTCTAATATTTCTTTGATGGATAAGAATCTACTTCTATTAGTTCCCTTTCTATATTCATCAATTAATTGTGCTGTTGTATAAACTTTATTATAATTAAATTCATAGAAAAAATCTTGACAGCTAATTGCGGAAGTTTTATTAGGATAATCGTCCCAATTTAAAGAAAAGGCGTAAGACCTTTGGAATAATGAAAAGTTATAATCGTAATTATCAAAATTAATTGTGATTGTTTGTGGAGTTTCAATTACAACACCATTTACAACTTCAGTGGTTGTTTTTTTCTCAACAGTAATTTCAAGTGTTTCATTTCCGTTTGGTAAGTCAACCCATTTAGAATTATCAACAACATTATTAATTTTATAGGTAATACTTTTATATTCACCTGTAATTGATTTAATTAATAATGCTTTACCACCTGTACCAAAGTCTGAATATGTAAAAGTTCTTGTTTCTATTAATTTTGTATTATCACCAAATATTGGTGAAAAAATTGTAGTTTCACTACTTCTAGTTGCTGGGTCAACGTTACCAGTCCATCCATATTCTTTAATATTTGGAACCAAAAAGTTTCCTCTTAATAAACTACCTTTTGGGTTAAAAGCAGAAAGATTTAATAAACTAGGTCCAATGATACTATTAGATGTCTGTACAGCACTGACTTCTTTTTCACCATCATCGGTTTTAATTTTGAATCTGTATTTACCTTTTGTTGGAATACCAACACTTGGATTATTTGAAAATATCAATTCGCCGAATTCATTGGTTGACACATAATCTAAATTCATTGGTACATCAACAACAAAAGCACCATTTTCGTCAATGACCTTTCCACCCTGTTCTAACTGATACTGTTCTAATATTGGGTCACCATCTGTATCCACATTTATTGTTTGTCTTACCGCTAAAATTCTACCAGGTCCCGCAACCATTCCACATAAGTCACCTTGTTCTGAACTTGGTTTACAATTATTTTTTAACATAACAGAATCATTTGATGTCATGATTGACCCCATGAATGTTGCCGTCGGTTCAATTGTTATGTTTGAATCTCTTAAATCAAAATCTACCCTTGTTATGCCAACATCACAAACATCTCCTGTTCCCCAAAAAGAAGAAACTGAAATACTTTTTCTTTGATTGACAATTTGTGGTAATGATGCTAAATCAGATGAACTTTTAAATTGGTTACCGTCAAACTGTTTCGGGTTACCAAGATTCATTCTAATTAAATCGGTTGGTCTTAATGAGAAACAACCCATATCAGACAAATCAACATCTAAAATAACTTGTTGGTTTCCTAATGGAACTCCAACAATCATGTAATCCCCCGACTCGTTAGTTTTAACTGTGTACTTATAATATTTTTCATATATTTGTAATACTTCTGTTCTTGTTAAAACATCCTCTCTTGTTGGAAAAGTTCCTGTGGCAGCGTGTCCTTCATATGAAGGTGTATAGGGTAGTAAATTATATCTGAACCCATCTTCATTTTTGTCCGAAACATTTTTATATGGGTACAATGCCGATATTACGGGGTCATTTTGGTCAACTAAATCAATTGGTACAAAAACAGATACTTTGGCGTTTGGAACACCATACCCACCATTGGCAATCACACGACCAACCACAACTCCGTAATCAGAACAAAAACTTCTATACACATCAGACTGAGTAAGTTTCAAAGAAAGAATTTCCAAGAAATCGAAATCTTGGTCAACTTGTACTTTGATACTTTTGTCAGATTGTGTACTATTTCCTACTGATGTTCGTATCCTATAACTTTTAGGCATAATTGTTCTTTCTCATAAATAGTTAAAGTATTATTTTACAAAAATAGTCGAAGTAATTTTCTTGTGAAGATTACTGCTTAACACGAATACCAATATCTAAATTATCGTATCTAATTTGATAGAATTCTGTTGGTTGTGCATTTATAACATCATCAATCAATCTAATTTGTTTTGTTGTGGAATCTTGATATTTTTGTGCGGTCTGAGATGTTGAATATTTTCCTCCGACTCTGTTGAAGACCTTAACATCTGATATGTTAATAACACCTTCAGTATCTTGGACCAAACTTTTAATTTCAGAAATTAAAACATCTTCACCAAATTCTCTGTTTTGTGGTAACATATAATCACTAACTTTTGTTACAACATCTGATATGATTGAATTTTGATTTGTGTTTTTTGCAATTGTAATATAAATTTCAAATGCTAAATCAATAACTTTGCCAGTATCAACACTTACATAATCATTTAACATTCTATAGTTAGACAAGAAAGATGCTATGTTATCTTTCAAAACTTTTGGAACATTTTGAGTCATTTTACCATTATCATCTTGGCTTAACACAATTACATTAATCTTGTTGTTATTTTCCAAAATACCAACCTTAGCTGGAACACCAAATTGACCCGGCATCTTTTGTATTAACGAGTAGTAGTCACCAAGAGTGACCGCTCTGTTTTGTGATGCAAAGTTAAATGTAACATAATTTCTAACTTCCTCTACAGATGGTGGATTTGCCCCACCAATAGCCGCAGTAACGTTTGTACATTGGATTGAATTTCTAACAGCGTTTGCAATTTCAATCGATGGTCCATTTACATCAAAATTTACATTACCAACAGTATTAATAATATTAACACCAACATTACTTTCAAGACCACCACCAACTCTATATTGTATAAACAAAGTTGTATTCGGTGTTGGAATGAATCCTAAACTCAAATTGTTTTGATAATCGTTTACTCTCAAAGTCACACCTGTTCGTGCAAAGCTAGCTAATTGGTCATCAGCTGTTGTATTACCACCACCGAAAGTCAACTTCATAAAGTTTTCAGGCGTAAACTCAGTTATAAATCTATTACCACTTTTGATGTATTTTCCAACTTTTATATTAGAGGTATCACTTGGTTTCGATGGGTCAGGAACAAAAATTGTATCTTCGGCTAATGCTTGTACTTCATACCATTTACCAACTGAACTTAAGAATTCTTGATACGATGGTATATTATTATATTCAATTCCGTCTTTTTGTATTATTGACAATACATTAACCACGTTTCTTTCAGGTAAAAATAAACTTAAAAATGGTGTCGCATCTGCTTGTGTTATAACTTTTTTAAATACCTTTGTGATACCGTTTACCACAACCTCTCTTTTTATAATATTATAACTTTGTATGTTGTTTGACGCATCCAAAATTGGTATTACTTTTTGATTTTTTTCTCCTGAGGAACTAAATGCTGACGCAAAATTAATGTCATTTGGATTTTCAAATGTTTGTCCCGCACCAACAAATTGTGACCCAGCTTTTAAAACACCCATGTAATCAGGGTTAGGTCTGTCACCTAAAGCGGGTACATTAATTGTTATATCACAAACCGCGATTGATGGTCTGTTTCCCGGTATTTTCAAACCGTAAGTTCTTGCTATGTTATATATTGAACTTCTTTGTTGTGCAAATTCAAGGACAGTTTCCTGTATGCTTCTATCAATATGATAATGTAAGTTGTCTGTTACGGCAGCGTTTAAATCCATTAAAACAGAAAAAATTGATGCGTCATTGAAGTTGTCAATTAGGTCGGGATAATACTGTCTAGTATAATCAATAAGTTCTTGTCTTATAGCGGCAAAATCTCGGACGGTATAGGATATTCTTTTTTCAGCCATTTATGTTAAATATTTATAATTATGAAATCTTTTGATTGGAAAGCGTTATCACTGATTGTGTAATCAATTCTCATCTTAGCTGTGTATTCTGAAGTATTTCTACCACCAACCCTATAAACACCATTTCCTAAGTTCTCAGAGTTTAAAGTACCAACTGACTCATATTCATCAAATGGTAAAATTATAATATCATTAATAATTAAATTAGGAATGTACTTACTTACATTATCTCTAATATCATCTTTAATTGATTCAAATGTTACACCATCTAATGGTTCAAAAATAAATTCATAAATTTTAGTACCAAAATCAGGTAAATAATATCTACTACCTTTTCTAGTTAAAATTAAATGAATTAAATTACTTCTTATTTCTTGGTCAGGATTTTGAGACAAAGAAAGATAATCCCCCTTTAATGAATCATTAAAAGGAAAATTAATACCATAAGTTACACCATTAGCCATTGTTTATAAATATAGTTGTATTCCCTTTTTTGTGAGCAGGAAAAAAAGGACAATGTCTACAACCATTACCACAACAACTACCTCTCTTTAAATGAAACTCTTTTGTGAAAACATAAATTCCGTTTTCAATATAAAAATCAGAAGGGAGAAGTTTTTGACTTCCCCCTTCCGAATTATTAATTGTTTTATTTTGATTACTTAATTTCACACGCTCCACCAGCACATGCCAACTCACCACTCAAATCTGTGTTGTCTTGTAATTCAACAACTTTGGATAAGTCAATTGACTGTAATTTAGAGAATAATCTTTCGTATTCTTCTTCAGTACAATCTTCAAACGGTGCTTGAATGTAACTTCCACCATCATAAGGTAATACTGATAGACCATTGTAAAAGTCTCGGTTTTCCCACATCCACTCACCTGCCAATTCCCAGTCTTCAGGTTTCAAACTGATTGTTGCCGATACGTTGTGACTATTTGAACCTGTTCTGTGACCTGGTCTAACCCACTCTTGTGTGATTTTTTTAACACGGTCTAACAATTGGAAGGGTGATTCGGTTCTCAAAATAGCCCCCTCAGGTGCTTTTTGTGGAACTGAAATAACCGCTGTATCATGCGGACGGAAGAATTCATCTTCAACCAACTCAGGGTGATACATTGCCAAGTATTGGTAGATTGCTTCATTCTTACCTACACGGACTCTACGGATGTAATAATCGTTGTGCCATGCATGGATACCTGAAGATGTTCCCAATGTCAGGGATGTTGTACCAGCGGGTTTCACAGTAGTTGTACGGGCCGACTTATTTATACCAATTAATCCTGCAACTCTTACGTTTTCTTCTTTAACCAATTTAGCAGCTTCTTTCATGTTGTAACCCAATACAACACCTGAACCGATACCCGTCATTGATACACCAATCAATGCATCTTTTTCAGTTGTACGTTTCCATATGTCTCTTAAGTAATGGAAATCAGTGTATCCAGCTTGAAGTGTTCCAATGAACGCAGCTGCTTTAACACGGTTGTTTAAATCTTCTTGTGATTCAATGTCAGAAACATTTACCTCACACAAGTTACAGAATTGATTTGGTCTCAAAGCGATTTCACAACATGGATTGGTTCCCCAATCTTTGTCGTTTGTAAAGTAGATACCAGGTTCACCTGCTCCTGATGCTTCAACACGTTTCCACAAATCTAAGAAAAATTCTTTTGTGATTTTGTGTCTAACCAAAGTCGCAGAATTGTTAGCTCTACCTCTTTGTGGGTTGGTTTCCCACCAAGAACCTGACTTACATGAAATCATTTCATGGTCATCAGCTGAGAACAATGAAATCAATGCCGCTCTACGAATACCACCTGCAAGAACTGCGTCTGCAATGTGACATACCATGTCGTGAACTTCAATTGGTGTCATCTTTTCACCATCTTCTTTAGCGTCCAACATACCTTTCAATTTGTGAAGACAATCTTTCAAAGGTTGAGGACCAGGTGCTTTACCACCTGATGTTACAAGTTGAGCCCCTTTTGGTCTAATATCTGAAAAATCAAATTCAGGTGTTGACAAATGTTCACCAAAGTAAGACTTCATTAATACTTTGATTGCATCTGCCCATCCTTCAATAGAATCACCAACCAAGAATCTTCTTGTTCTATTCGGGTTTGGTTTTCTAATTTCAGGTAGTTTTTCTACGTGATGTTTCTGTACTGAATAACCAACACCTGTTCCACCTAACAATAGGAACATACTTTCAGCAAATGCGTCCAAGTGGTCGATTGGTAAATAAGCACAGTTGTAGATTCTGTTTGGTGAAATTTCAATTGGTTTACCACCAAACTGCATTGAGCGCATTGATGGTAAAACTTTTTTATCATAAACATACTTGTAAACTTCCACAATCTCACCTGCTAATTGTGGGAACTTTTTGATGTGCATGTTCATGTTTCTTGTTACTAACTCTTCCCACGTTTCTCTCCTGTTTACATCAGGAAGGAATTTAGCGTATTTCATATACACCGTGAGGTCTGACAATATCTTTTGTGATGCGTCCATTTTTTATTTTTCTCCTTTAAATTTTTAATTAATTTGTTGTTTTCTTTTTGCCAATAATTCATTGACTCTGTTCCTATTTCGTTCTTCTTTTTGTTCTTCAAGACCCAAGAAAGTTACTGAACTTTCTGTATCAATTTCCATGAGTTCATTGTCAAATTTACAATTTTCAAACACGACACCATCTCGTCCAATTCTTGATTTGGTAATAGCTATTGTTGCGAGTTTCATTTCTTTTTGTTGTAAACTCTTTGCAACTGTTATGATAACGTGTCCTACTTGTGCCTTTTTAATTGAACCCCCCATTTGGTCAGTAGTTACAACATCTGATGATATTGAACTTCTATTTCCTTGAGTCGCAGTCCATCCTGCTACATCCAATTCGTGACACATTGCTTCAAATCCTCTCATCACGGAACCTTCACTTTTCCATTCATCCCCTAAGTTTTTGTCAGGAACAACACAGTCAATATAATCTAAACTAATCATATCGATTTTTGTTCCTTCAGCAATCATCTTTCTAATTTGATTTTTAATTTGATTCATTGTTAGAGTGTCAGATGCATATTTTTTCAAAATCAACTTGTTTGTTGTATTTTCTTTAATGTCTCTAACTTTTTCCATAACAACATCTTTGTGGAATGAAAGTTCATCAGGAGCAATTCCTGTCCAAAGTGTAAAGTGTTTTCTTTGGATAATTTTTGGGTTGTCTTCAAAGAATATTTGAAGAACGTTGTAACCTAAATTAAATGCGTGGTTACAAATTTTTGTTAGTACTGTTGTTTTACCAACACCTGTTGGTGCTAAGATTACACCCAATTCACCTTTTGCTAATCCACCTTTTAATAGATTGTCAATACCTGCGATTCCCATTGGGATTGGGTGTCTGTAATCTTCATCTAACACTTGGTCCAAATTTGTGAAAACATCATGTTCACCTTCTTCGATTTCACCAACCTGAAGAGCTTTGTTTACCATCTCTTCTAATTGGTCATAACTTTCAAAATCACCTTTATCTATAATTTTTTGAGCTTTAGTCATAACCTTTTGAAGCTCTTGTTGTTTACAGAATTTAAGTGCTTTTTCAATTACAAATTGGTGTCCTTCAAAACTTACATCACGAATTTGAATTAGTGTGTCAAGAACTATTTTTCTTGCACTATCAGAACTAATTTCAGAACGAGTCAATTGGTCCAAAGTTTCAAACGTAGGAACACTCTCATATTTGATGTAATACTCTTTAATCATTTGTGTAATGATTTTAAAATATTGATTATCAAAGTATTTTGAATCCAACACATCAACAATCGCACGTGCGAAATCTTTGTTAAGAATAAGTTGATTAATAAGTTGAATTTGAAATGTGTTACCTAAATACCCGAAATTTTTCTCGCTTGACATACTTGTTTTTGTTTTGACTTGTGTTGATAAATACTATTAAGCAAGTTGATAATTCATATATTGTGTAGAAAAATTTTCACCTGAAAAAATGTCAGTTAACGACTTAAGAATGTTTTTTATCTCTGGTCGTATGTCTACGGTATATCTAGCCTTCGGTGGGTACACTTTGGCATCAAAACCCCTATGACAAATTGTCTTTTGTCTTTCAAATATCTTTCCATGTAGTCGGCAATGTCCTTCATGTAATCATGAAGTTCTAAACTGTACTTAGCAGTTTCATTGTAACCCTTAACATTGAAAAACCTTTGAACAACGATGTTGTCGTTGAGTTTAATTACAAACTCCATTTTCGTTAAATCTTGTGTTTCTTTCATAATTAATTGTTGTTATTGTATCGTTTTTTTTCTTTTCTTGTTAATTTCATAATTGGTTGAAGGAATTCTACCCAAGCGTCGTCTTGTTTTGGCAAGTACTTGAAGAATCCATCTTCAATCATCATTTTCATTAGATTTTTATAACCTCTACCTTCGGGGTCCATATCTTCTGAATAATAAAGTTCTACTTCTTTTTTGGCTTCTTCGGTCATTAAAGGGTTTGACAGACTAACGATTTTTTCACGAATATCGTAGTATTCCTTTCCGTAGGTACCTGACTTTGTGGTACCCGATAATAAGTTCTTAAGTGGTTTGATTGTATCATCTATGTCTAAAAGTTCTTGTGCTCTTGTACAAATATAGTCAATATTAAGTTCTTGTTCAACAACCTCAGGAAAATATTTAACTAATTTCTTTTCACCAAAACTATAAATTCCTTCTATATTATCGGATTTATCACCTAATAAAATTTTAACTAATTTGACATTTGCAATCGGAACTTCTATTGTCCCTAATTTAACCTTGTGTTTGTCTGTAACCCATTCTTTTACAATGGGTGAGTACATGTGTACTTTTGATGTGATAAGTTGTGTAAGGTCCTTATCTGAAGAAAGAATTGTTATTTTTTCTTCTTGACTTATTTGTGTGTAATAAGCAATTAAGTCGTCACACTCGTGGTTGTCAATACCAATTTGTCTAATGAACATTTCTTCAAGATATTGTTTCAATCTTTCTTTTTGTCCATAATAAGATTCTTTCTTTTCTTCGTTCATTGTTAAACGACGGTTTTCCTTATATTCAGAAAACAGTAACTTTCTTTGGGACGAGTTATTATTCCCGTCCCAAAAAACTATTACCTTGTCGTAGTTGTATTCCGATAGGAATCTACGAAGAACATTAACAAAGTGGAAAATACCCCCAATATGTTTTCCTTCGTGGTAGAAATCTCTAACCCCGTGAAACCCGATTTTGAATAAGTTGTCTCCGTCAACTATTAAAGTTTTTACCACTTGTTTATTATTTATTCTTGTTCCTTTTCCTCTTTCAATTCGAAATCCAATGATGTTACACCAAGAATATCTTTCCAATAATCGGCATATTCTTTTTTGTAATTCTCTATAGATACCTTTTCTTCTGCGGCTTCTTTACCCGCCAAGAATCCGTGTGGGGTTACAATGATTTTTCCATCCTCATATCCCAATCCATTGATGTGGTTTTTCATTACGGATACTTTTGTTCTGATTGCAAATTTAACACTTCTTTTGTCTTTTGTTGCGGTAATCTTGTTTGTTCCCGCACCTTTTTGATTACCAAATAAGAAAACCAAAGATGAGTTCAACCAAATTGCTTCACCACCTTTTGCTTTAATCTTTGGTTGACCAAATGGATTATCAGGTAATTCAACCCAAGGCTGATTAACAATAACCAAAGTGTTTTCGTATTTTGAATCCGATTTACGTGAACCTGAAATACGTTGGTTGATACCCATACCAATTTTGTCAGCAAGTACTGATGCGTTGTGTTGTTTACCACCTTTACCATCGTAAGTCATCTTACATGGTACTGAACCAACAGAATCCCACAAGAATAATAAACTGTAATCCAATTCACCTTTTTCTTGTGCATCTAACAAACTATTGATGTAATCTGTAATTTGTTCAATGTAATCAAAATCATTATTGAAGATGTAAAATCCATCCCAATAAAGCGGTTGTTTTTCCTGTGTCTGAGTGACCCAAGAACATGTTTAGGTGCCCAATTGCAGGACCTGGAAGTCCTACAGCGTCCAAGAAGTCAGAACCCAAATCAAAAAATCTTTGAGGTTTGTATTTTGCTGAAGTAGAGAATTTTTTCTTTACTGAACTGAAATCATTTTTTTTAATAGCCATATATGATATAAATTAATCATGTATGGTACCATAGGAGATACCATACATGATGTGTTTTAGTTTATTAGAATGGTAATTCCTCGTCAGGTGACATACCTGCTTGTGGGTCCACAGGTGTACCACCGAATACTTCAGTAGCGTCATCACCGTAAACATATTTTTTAGCTTCCGAATCCCAACGTGGAACTTCACCACGAGCGATTGCTTCCAAGTACTCAACAGGTTTCTTAGAGTAAACGTCAGCCCAAGTTGTTGGGTCGTTTTTCCAAGTGTCCAATTGTTCAGGGTCTTCCGACAATTTACTTGGGTCATCATACATTACAGTTTGAATTGATGTGTATTCTTTTCCTTTTGGTGTTTTTGATTTAACCAATTGAATAATCAAATCGCGTCCTTCATTTGGGTCGGTCAAATTACCTTTAGCTCTCCAAATTGGAATGATTTTGTCCAAGATACCATCTTGCTTATAGTTGTGTTTAAATCTCCAAAATTTAACACCATCCTCTTCATGGTCTCGGTCAATGACCTTAACAATGTAAAATTTACGAGCTTTGTACTGTGCCGCCAAATCTTTGTCAGTTTGTTTGCCAGTTTTCATAAGTTCTTCGTAAACCTCAGTTAAAGGTGAACGTCCACCTTCATTTTTGTCGGGGTCATAAAATTTGTTGTAAGTACCATTTACCTGAATTTCGTGGAACCATACCTCCTTGAAAGGAGATGAACCATCGGTAGTTGGGAGGATTCTAATTCTTCTTTGTCCTGAATTTTCACCTTTAGGAAGAATAGCCGCGAAATAACGCTTCATTCTGTCTTCTTGTGACATCATTGGTTGGTCACCAAATGGTTTTGTGTTTTGTTCGTACTGCGCCAAAACGGCATCAAATGTTTTGTCTGTCATCATAATTGTATTTTTTATCTTTTAATGTAAGATAAGTATAATACAATTTTTTCAGAAATCAAATTAGTTTTGTAAACCAACGTCAAAAGATTTTCTAACATTCATCTTGTCGTAGTTTTCTACATCATCAGGTGTTAGAATATATTGTTCTTTTCCCTGTTGTTGCATTTGTGGTTCTTTTTCAGTAAAAAAATCAGACAACTTTTGACTGTAAGGACCGGAATCTAAAGACCTTAATTCTAATTTTTCTTGTGCAGTTTTTGGTCTGTATTGTTCAACTTTATCTTCAATTGAATTAATCTTTTCGAAGATTGAATCCATCTGAGCCAATTTACCCTCTAAGTCATTTAATTTAGACATCATTGAATTCATGTATTCTTCCTGCTTTGACTGCATGTCTTTCTGTGTGGTGACCAATTCTGTAATATCCAACTCTTCAGTACCACTATCATTTTTTCCACCTTCAGAATCACCCGTTTCAATTTCTTCAACATCAGGGTCGTTTTCAATATCAATAGGTGCGCCTGTTTCAGGTGCTGCTTCTCCTTCAGGTGGTGTAGCGCCACCTAATGTTGTATCATCAGCCGCAGGTGGTGGAGGTTCAACCGCACCAGGTTCATCACCCGCTGGTGGTGGAGGTAACGCAGCGTCTTGTTCAACAATATAACTGTTGATTTGATTATATCTTTTTAATTCCTCTAATATTGTTTTTGAAACTTTGTTTTCCATGATTATCCGTTTAATAATGTTTTAACACCCTGTGGTGTTTCTACTCTTAATGTTTTGTTTAATTTCATAGTGTTGTCCACTCTTTCAATCAAACCATCCTTTAATCTTACAGTATAACAGTCACCAGTCTGTAAATCACAAACTTCTTTATATCCGTTACCTAAATCTTTTTCGGCAATAACAGTATCTTTCTGTAAGTAGTTGTCCAATAAATTTTTTAAATTACTCATATTGTTTTTCTTAATAAATATAACGATTATTTAATTTATTACAAACCTGATATTTTTGCTTGTGTGTATGCCCATCTGGTGTTTGCCAGCCAAGTATTATAATTTGTATTTTGATTATATGGTACTGTAAGTGAACCTGATGTATACCAAGTATTATAAAATAACTTTATAATTGCTTGTATTTTTTTCTCATCATCATCAGCCTGATTAAAATATTCTTGTATCCTATTTTGGTTGATGTCTCTAAAGAAGTCTATACTATCTTTGACTGTATCAAAAGTTGCAAACGGTCTAGTAAAATTTTCACCTGTTGTTAAACATCTATATTTTTTAATTAACGATGAAGTAGCGCCTGGTTGTTTAATATCCACAGTAGCACCGTATAAATTATTTTGATTGTATTGTAATCTTACATCAGTATCTGTTGGGTTGCCCATCATATATAATACACAAAACATATACGTTTTTAATAAGGTATCTGTTGTTGAATTATTGATAAGTGTTACTAACTCATTGACAGTAATTGAACTTGAAATAAAGTTACTTGACTCAATTAGACCATAGATTGCTTTAATATTTTCACTACAATCTTGTACTGTAATATCTGTTGTTTGTACAATAAACCCTTGATAAGGTGTTCTGGCCGATAAAACAAGGTCTTTGGATTGCTCACCTGTGAAATACTGATTAGAATTATTATCAAAGGTAACCAAAGTATTGTTTGTTACAAATTGTTTTACTTTGTCCGATAATTTTTTTGAAAAATCTTCATTCACACTAGCCAAATCATCGGAAACTTTTGTATTGATATTCGCAGACACCCTTTGTCCGTTGAATTCTGTATTAAAACTTCCCGGACTAATACTATGTTTTACGTTTCTAATAATATATGTTCCATTAAACATAGGCATGTGTCTTAACACAAAATACATGGTTGGTTGAATCATGACATTACCTAATGTTTTTATGGTACTAGAATAGGAACGGTTTTTATAAAAATCATATAGTGATGTTGTTTGTTGCATGGTTTTTTTACCAGCCCCTTGATTTCCTAAATCAATAGTTGTTTGAATCTGTTCGGAGGATGTCACACCCTGTTCTTGATTTATATCAACAGATTTAAAAATACTTTGATTGATGGTTCCAAAATCCACCACAAAACCAACAGCTTTATTACTATTTTTTTCATTAGTAGAACCCTGTTGAATTATTGGATTGTTTGTTGGGTCACCCAAGTCAAAAGAATCACTTTTGAATGGATAACTTGGGTCATTTTCTAATGACAGGGTTTGCGATGGTCTATCTACGTATTGACACAAGAATTTTGGTGCAGAATTGATGTTATCCACATATGTAAATGTACTAAAAACATCATTGGCATTGTTTACAATCGACGAGTTTCTGTTTGTGTTACTTGCTGTTGATTTACCGTAGAAATTAATATAAGCTGGCATAACAAAAAAATTCATTCTGTTATCAGCAATCACTTGTCTAACTAAGGACATAATTGAATTTGATGAATTATCCCAAGTACAATATTTTCTGATAGTATCTGTATTGATAATCAATTCATCACCAATGTCACGATTAGCTTTATCAAAAAATAAAAATTCTTCAAATAGTAGTCTTTCTTTGAAGTTTCTACCAGCCACCCATTTATCGTTTACCGCTTTAAATAATTCCCATTGTTCAAGTTTTATTATGTCACCATCCAATTTCGAATCAACATTTTGTGTTGACTGTTGTTTTGGTCCATTAATAGATGATGGGAGCTTTAATCTAAATTGTTGTTCAATCGCTGTACGTTTGGTTTCCGCAACGTTTAAAATTGTTGAAATAGCATTAGCGAACGTTGTTGGATTATATAATGGATTTATATTCTTTTGAGTTGCATAAATTCTAATTAAAGGATATAACAATTCAATATTACGACTTATAAATGGAATTTCATTATCCCTAAAGAAATCATAAACAGTTGAACCCGTATTAGTATATTCAATACCTTTAATTGTTGAAAACCCTACGTATTTTTGTAATGCTTTCCAAACTTCGGGATATGCCGCTTTTGACTGTTCAACAGTTTTTCCACCCTCACTTGGTAATGGATTTGGGTCATTAGGATAAGAATTTACATATTGTCCACCATAATTAAAATCGGGACCTTCTGGTTTAAATTTTGGGTTTTTAGAAAAATACCCAAATTGTTGTCTATTAAACTTTTTTGGATTTCCATTTTTTAAGTATACTTTAATATTAACAAACTTACTCAAAACATCTGTAATTTCAGCAGCTTGTTGAGCACCTAAATTAATATTGTCTTTTCCTGATTGAGGTTTGATAAGGAACATTTTCTTAAATAAATTCACAATATTAGCATACGTTGTATTGTCACCTTCGGGTGAAAATATTTTTGATTGTCCACCCTTTTTACAGAATTCTTTAAATTCAGTTTCAAAAGAATCTAATTGGTCTTTAGAAAAAACACCAAATAAATCTTCAATTGAACTGTATTCAGTACCAATATCAAAATCAGGTTGATTTTCGGTTGTTCCTGTTCTAACATATTTCAGATATTCAAATGGTGTTGGTTGTTTAACTTTCAAATTATCAAACCATCCGTAGTTTGGCGCATTCCATAGTGTCTTAACACTACCGTTATACATTGGGTTTGAATTTTCAATATTTGAAATAGTTATTGGTGATGAATTTGTTGATGGTCTTAATTCAAAGTAGGATTGTTGGAATGGTTGTACACCAGAGGATGGGAATAAACACACATAACCTTCATATTGTGGTCCAAAAAAATTTGTATATTGTTGTGCAATATCAAGATATGAATAATAACTTATAATTGGTCCCTCTGGTTTGCTAGTATAGGTAAAACTATTAACAACCACCAATCCCTCATCTAAAACAGTAGTATTGTTTAAATCATATGTCTCTGCATTATTACCATCAACAAATAAATTAGTACCTGTAAAAATTTTATAAAAGTTATTTATTACTTTTGGATAAAACCCACTTTGGATACTATTAGAACCTATCAGTGTAAAATCTTGTGGTGTGGGATTTTCGTCAACGGGTATTTTATATGTTTTTTTTGGGTTTGAAGTAATTGGGTCATAATTTGTTTTGTAGTCAAAATCTTTCCAAATAGAAGTTAAGATATCTTCATTGTTTTCAATGTACTTTTTATATCGGTACCAAACTGAACCCATTTTCAATATCCAAGCGTATGGTAATTCGTGTACCGCTGAAAATTTATTTAAACTTGCAAATATATAATCCTTTTGGGTTCCATTATCACTATCGATATACTTTTCGTGAAGTGTTGAAAGTGGTAATGAGTTTAACAACAAATACCCAAGTTTTGTATATTTTTCATCTCCTGACGAATCACCCGATTCAACAATTGCATTAATAAAATACGGGGTGTTCAATAAACTTGTTGTTTGTGTAAATGTCAGATTGTTATCTGTTGTATATGTTAAGTTTCCTTCGGTATAAAACTTTTGAAGGTTGTTTCCATATCTTGTGTTATAAAAATTATTAATAGTTGTATGGGTTGTTGATGTATTATTATAACCCGTTTTGTTAGTTTGGTTTCTAGTTAATGGTGTAATATTTGGTCCTGAAAAATTATCAATTACTAATTTTTTGTCATTAAAACCATAACTATTAACTGTTGAATATCTATTATCTTTATTTGGTGTTCCTTGCATTTTTTGTGCAAAACTATCAATAATAAATGGATATGTATCAAATAGTGTTGTTTCGTTAGTTGTATTAGAACTTATCGCGGCTTTAATTTTATCCAAACTTTTTAGTTTCAAGGGGTTTGGTGATGTATTAAAAACTTTTTCACTCAGTAGTTGAAAACTATTATTAACTTGGTCGTTTATATAAGGTGTAACAAAATTCTGTAAGATAAAATTGTTCCATGTGGGTCCGGCTTGATTCTGACCAGCGGTTGTTTTTAAATAATTATATAAGGTTGTAGTGGGTAACGTATTGGAAATAACATTATTTAAATCACCAATTACTTGTGATTGAGTAACGTTATTAATTTCAAGGTCAGACGCTGTAAAAACTAAATCTTCTGTAATACCACTGATATAATATAAACCAGAATAAAATGTGTTTAGATATATTCTTTCATACATTTCATAAACATAGGTTTCAACAGGGACGTTTTGTTGGAGGTAAACATTGTTTTTAAACGGTATTTCAATCGCGTGTTCGGGTGTATATTTTATAATTAATTCAGTATTTGGTTTTACATTGGTTGTAAAATTTCGGTCTTTATTTAAAACTCCTTTAAGATATTCTTCAACAAATTCAACTTCAGGCCAAATAACAGGATTATATGACTGAGTTGATTCACTAGTTGATTTAGAGCCAGGATATGTCACCTCATATTCAACTTTACCCGATGTTTCTTTTTTCTGTACAAATTGTGGCCAAGGATAAACAAAATAATTTGGATTTTTGGTTGTTGTGGTTTGTATTGTGTTCTTACCTTCCTGAGATGGATTGGTCGTCAAAATTGATTTCAATCTCGCAGTATTTTCTCTTTGATTCCACGAGTTTGTATGAACATCATCCATTAATTGATAAAAAGCATCCACAGACGCCATTATAGTACCAATTACATTTCTTACGGTTGGTCTGAATTGTAAATCTTGTACATTGTCATTTTTTTTAATTTTGTCTTTCAAAACTTGGTTAAGTCGTTCTGATTCGTCTTTTGATTTTTGAATTATTTGTCCCTTGATATCTTGACTTGTTTTAACTTCTCTGTCAATCGTATAGTAATATAAATTACCTTTTGTAATATCAATATTGCCTTGGTTGTCAATCGAAAGTAATGTTCCATTGTTTTCCAATTCGGTTTTTAAATCTTTTTTGAATTTAATAAAATCAACGTCAGTATTTGGGTTTGTAACTTGTTTTCCTCTTTGTTGAAAGTAAGTTGCCTCGTAATTGATATCACTGTCACTAAATTTTACTTTAAAAAAGTCAACTTTGAAAGCTTTTTGGTCAAGTGTAATACTTTTACAAAGGTCTGTCGGCACAGATTGAAATTCTTTTAAACCATTGTTTAATATTGATGTTAATTCAGTTTCAACTTTTCCTGATAAATCAACATTGCTTTGTATTTCAACACCACTTTGACTGTTTGTTAAATTTTTTAATGGGTATAATTTTAAATTGTTAACGTTTGGAACTCCCGAATTAAATTCATTATTTAATACTAATACTTTAGAAGTTTCTAAATTAGTTTCACCCCATTGAACAATATTATTACTAAATTTATTTACTGATTCATTATATCTTTCTAATGCAACAATATTTGTAAAATCTAATTTTTCAAATTCGAGATTAACGAATTCAGTATATTTCTTTAACCTTTCCTGCATCTCGTTCAAGGTTATTACGGGTACGTTTTTGTCGATAAGACCGGCTTTTTTGTACTGTTCAAATACTTGTTTTATTTTTGAATATCCCTTAGATGTTGGTTCGACAGTTACTTCATTGGTAATACCAGTTCCGTTTTGTTGTACAGATGCCGTGGCTGAGTTAGGTGTGTTAACAGTTGGTATATTTGGTATGCTGGTTTGACTATACATGTGAGGTAGTGCAAACAAATACCCTAAACGAATATCATCCAACATCGCACTTGTTCTAGCAATGAACTTTAAATTGACCACATAATTACCTGTTGATGCTTCAAATGAGGCTTGAAAATTCAATAACATCAATTCATATTTAATCGACTTTCCGTAAAATCCCTTCAGAATTAATTCAAAAAGTGGATAGGGGTAATACAAAAAAACTGAGTACGGTGAATTTCCTCCTGTTTGGAATAAACTTTTACCCTGTACGTCTACTAATGTCATTGTTACGGTTGGTACACCATTGAATTTAATATCAACATTAATGTCTCGTATACCTAAGATTTGGGTATCTACAAAGTTTGTTTGTTGTGGATTTTGTCCATTGTTAAATTTAATCTGATTGATACCTCTCCCTTGTGTACTACCGGCACCAGTAATTTCATCCGTGTAACTTGTATCCAAAACATCTTTATCTTGTGGTTTAAGAAAATTTATAGATGCAACAGTTGTATTACTAATACTAGAATCCAAATCTGTACCTGAAGATAATTTTGTTCTTGGTACTGACTTCGCAATTAAATTTGCATACATGACAAGATTTTCTTGTTTGATAACACGGTCCTTTTTTACACCATTAGAACTTCTAACAGAGTTAGGGTCAATCAAAACAATGTTTGAATTTTCTTCATAGTATATATTTTCACTACCACCGAAATTATCTGCCATAATAATAGAATCTTGTTTGTACAGCGTTATTATAATCCTGAAGTGATGTAACCAAAGGATACGGAATTATAATAATTGAATTATCAGGAATGTCCCACTCTAAACTACCATATTCTTGGTTTGCTTGTAAAATCAACCAATTAAAAAATGGTGAACCATAATATTCTTGACTAATTTTATCTAATCTACTTACACCCGCTCTGAAGACATATTTGATGTCGGTACTTTTTCTTGGTAAATTCAAACCAGGAACAACGGTTTGCTCACCGTTTAATAAAAATTGTCCGTATCTATTATAGTAATCCATTAGAATATTACTTTACCATTGAATGTATTTTTTTCCTCATTACGGTTTTGTCCCGTATAAAGGTCTTTTAATCTACTTATTTCAGTATCCGTTGGTGATGTTTTAAGGGTCAAACCTGTTTTTCTTTTCTCTTTAATTAATGTTGTTACATCACCTGGCACATACGCTTTATTACTGCCTTTATTAAAGGCTTTGTCATAATCTGAAAAAATTTGACTCATTTTCTTTTTTTCATTATCAGCTGGTACTTTATAATTTTTAGTTAAACTTTCGCTAATAAATTTTGTCCAATCTTTAGTTGTAAACGAACCTGTAACTTGTGTTTCAAACGCTTTGTAATTATTCGCTAATTGCCATCCGAAAACTAAAAAGAATCTTTTATCTGCGGTGTTTGTTGGAAAACTACCACCCTCTAAAACATAAGTTTGGTCATCAGTATATGTTGATGTTATTATTTTTTTGGTTTCTAAATTGTTTTCTAATAAATTAATTAATGGTGAATAAGTGTTCATAACAGTACCAATTTCAGTTACAGTTGTTGCACTATCTATTGTATAAATTTTTGCAACACCCTTAGTATCAATATAACCATCTAATGTTTGAACTACATAGTTTAATTTATCTATATTTCTTGTCATCTCTAATTGAATCTTGGATAATTCATTACTTGTGTTTACCAGTTTGTCCGTAAACGCCACTTTATAATCGTTAACTAATTTTTTCAATTGGTTGTTAAAATTGGTTTGGTCAATAGATTTAAAGTTTTGCTTTAACATTTCTTGTTGAATGGTTAGTGAATTGTTATTGATGTCGTTTAGTAATCCACTAAATAAAGTATCGATTTTACTTTCAAACGTTGATTTACCAAAAATTGTCAAATCGGTTTGTGTTGCCGATGGGGCACCAAATTCATTCATCTTGCCAAATTTGTAATCACGGTCTTTTGTATATAACATTAATATACCACTGTTATATTGTTCACTAATTTGTTTTAGTTTGTTAAATTCACCACTTGTAAAGTTATCAAAACTTTTTATAAAGTCATTAACAATTTCTTTATATGCAACATTAACACTTGTTCCACTATTTTGAAATTTACCCTCTACAGAACCAATAGTAGTTCCACCTTCGTTTTGAAGATTTGTGTTTGTATTTTTAGGGGTGTCACCTGTAGGTTCTGTTTTTTCAATAAATTCTTTATTAAATGCGGAAATTTGTGAAGAATCTGTCGCTCTATCGTCATACATCTCTGTATTTGCAAAGAAATTAAACGACAAAGCATTTTGTAATTCGTCGACTGGTCCTTTTAATCCTTGACCACCAATAAACTTGAAACCCATTGAAACACTAACAATCATCGGTTGAACACCAATACCCTCAGGGTTCAAATCAAATTTACCATCCTCATATGAAAAATTACAACTGTCAATAACGACTTTAGAATGGTAAAAATCACCAATTCTCAACACACAAATTGGGGGTGCACCAAACGAAGTATTTCTTGCATCTGTGTCCTTTAGTGTACCGCCAGCTTGTTTGGTTGGGACGGTGTCACCAGGTCTTGTACATTGTAACAAGAAAGTTAATCTTTCGTTCAAACCCTCAGGTGTCATTGAGTGAAACGCTGGATGAAAATATTTTAATTTTTCTTTCAAAGAATCATAAACAAAAGGATTACTTTCTTTCATAAATTTGAAGTAATCAGCCTCACTTAGTAGTTTTCTAATAACCTGTTTGTTAATTGATTCTTGTGTTGGTACACTTGGGTTGTTATTGTTGTTTCCATTTTGTCTTTGTGTTTCAGACAATAATCTATCAATAACTGATATTGGACCTGTTTCAACACCTCCGTTTGGATTGTTGATGTTTGGCAGTGGGGTCTCAATAATGTCCTCAATAATAACCCTTCTACATCCAACAGGTCCAGCACCGTATTGGTCAGTTGTTTCTGTGCTACACTTATAATTAATTGGTTGTATAGTCTCGTCAACAGAACCATTACTTTTTGAAATTTTTACTCTCTTGTCGTTGTTTATTAAAGATTTTATTGTGTCTTCAATACATGTATTTCTTTCCGAATCAATTCTATTTCCCTCATTATAAGACACGTTTGAACGTAATCTAATTTCAATTTTTACATTAGCGTTTGATGATAAGACCGTTTTAATATTTTCGGTGAACGCAGTTAGAGCGTTTTCAGAAGATGAAATTAGAGTTTGTTGTGTTGGTGCTATTTTACTGAAATTACCACTTGTTGTATATGTTACAACATTGTTTGAGTAGTTTCCTCCACCACCATCGTTATAATCAAAATAAAATTGTGTTGACTTATAACCACTTAGTTGTGGCGTATATACTTGTTGTCCAACATTTGAGTTTGAGCTTAATGAACCACCAGCTGCGTCCCCACCAATATTCAAAGATTGATTAATAACGTCTTTAATTTTTTCTGGGTTACCCGAACCGTTTATAATCTGTTGAATTTTAGATAGTTCTGTTGTCGAAAAGTTATTATATCTTTTAGATAATTCGTAAATATCAAATTTGGTTAGTCCAGCAAAGAATGAATCAATAACTTGGTCAGCAATTTGACTCGAAGCTGTATTACTCAAAACCCTATTCACCAACAAATTCATTACAGACGGATGGTCAACTATTACTTTAAAACCCAAAGTACCACCTCTACTTGTATTCTTATAGGTATATATTTCTTCAGGTCTTCCTAAAAAAGAGTTTCCTTCCCATTGAACCGAGTTGTTTTCGGCGAATGTTAAATCATATGGTGGAAACCACATAACTCTACCACCATTAGGACCTCTTTCTGATTCCGCTAAATCGGTGTATCTAAAACCAGGTCTTCTTGATGTTCTCCAAGCAAGGTTTTCTAATGACAACATATACTTCTTAACTTGCCCCCCTTCTAAAGTTGTTGAATCGGGACCTGATGTTGGGTACATATTTAAGTTATATGTCTTGTCTAAGATTGAATATGGGTTTTTTCTAATGTTACCATCACTTCTTACCAACTTTTGGTTGTCATAATATGGAATGTCTTTGGCAAATACTCTACCGTATTCTTCTCCTTTAAACACACCATTGTTGTCGGTGTATCTAATTACCCTTGAACCTTTTGTTATTTCCTTATATCCATCGTTAAACACCTTAGATACTTGGTCAATGGCGTTACCAACGTGCTGTAATCTTTTTGAACCAGCGGGTTGTGAATTAATTAATCTTTGTGTATCATCCAAAATACCACCTTGTTTAAGTGGGTATTCGGTTGATTCACTTCTTGTATAGTTCGCAGCAATTGGTTGGTATCCTGTGTCTTGTCCTTTAATGTCACCACCAACACCAACTTTAAATCCTGCGTTTCCTTTGTATTTTGGTGATACCCATGTGAATCCACCTTGTACACCACCGCCCTCTATGGTTGGTGTTTGATTTAATCCAAATTTAAAATCAACATTGTTTTCATATAACTTACCTAAGTTACTTGGTCCGTATACGTTTGTTTCAACCTCAACACCAAATTGGTTAACAGGAATTTGTCCTGAAGGTGATAAAATATCTAATGGTTCTGATGTTCTACTACCAATGTAGTAGTTTCCTTTAGGTGCGGTTAAATTTAAATTACTTAGGAAATTGGCTTTGTAGTCAGGTGTATAATAGTTTAATGATAAATTATTAAAAAGTACTTTTCTTGTTCCACCACTTGTGTAAGCTAAAAATACATCTGATGAACTTTTTTTACTTGGTAATACTGCAGGAAAACCAAAAAGTCTTGATACCGCATTTACTGTTTGGTTCAACACACTTTTTTTTCCAACGTTGTTAAAATAATCACCAGGTATATATGAGTATGGTGAATAAACACCTGTGACTCTTGATATAAAATCCAATCCCTTACCCACAAAACTATCGGGTACAGTTATGTGCCAATCAGGTTCAATAAGTGGTTGTCTACCTGTTATTAAATTTAAAATTCTATATGGGTCACTTCCTGTTTGAAGGAAGTTTGCTCTACCTACAGTTTGTTGAAGTGTTTCAAAAGCAATCGACGCTTCAAATAGTTTTCTTAGATTGGTTGCACCAATTTGTGCCAGTGCGGAATCCTGTGATAATGTACCTAAGGTACCTGTTGGGTCTTTACTTAATAATATGTTTATTGGTGAATAACTTGAAGCTTTATATGTGTAATATTCTGCTCTTGTTGTTAATTGTCTAATTATTAATTCTAACTCTGATGATGCATCACCCCATCCATCTTGTGGTCCAAATAAGTTTTTGGTAATTAGATTTTTTTGTAAAAATTGTGATTCATCGAATTTTTTTGTTTGTGGACTTGTAAAATTAAATTCACCTTCGTTAGAATTATTTACAATAACTTCATTGTTGGCACTAGTTTTATAACCACCTTCAGGACCATATTGATTGACGGTATATAGTCGTTTTTTTTCTGAAACACCAGTATCAACCATGTCTGGCTGATTAATTAAAGGAACATCAATCCACGTTGTTTCTTTAGTATACGTAAGATTTTTGGGTACAGTTTGTGTTGAAGAACCTTTTACAAAATAAGGCTCTAAATTAGAAACAATCAATCGTTTTCTAAATTGTTCGGATGCTGAAAATGATAATAAGCTGTCTGCCATCTTATACTGTTTCTAATAAATAGATGTAACAGGATTTTTTATTCTTATTTTTTACCAGGTGATGACGAGCCAACACTATATCCACTACTATCTGATGCGCTTACCTTGATTGATTTTGCAATCTCATTCGCAATATGTGTTTTAATAACATCTGACAATCCAACATCAATACCCGTAACCTTAACATCAATTACCGGATTACCCTCAACTTTAATAAATTTATCTTTAGAAACCGCTTGTGTGTATTCATTTATTCTATCTAAAAAAGTATCCTTATCACCAGCAGAAAAAGATGTTTTTAAATCACCAAGTATTTTAGTACCTCCTTCAATTGATTTATCTAAAATGTTTTTTACTTGTTCTTGAGCCTTAACAACCACACCTGTGTAACCTTCTAATGTAGTTGAAAAATTACCAGCCTTTAAAGTTGCCATTGAAAATGCGTTTGTTAACTGATTATTAGCTGAAATAACCGATTCTGTTGCGGATAAATTTCGTTGTATACTATCAATATTAGCTTCTGTATTATTTTTTAATTCACTACCTGAACCTTGTATATTTGATAAAATTTCTTTTACTTTATCAGGACTTAACCCACCAATATCTTGACCTTCAATTGTTACAACTCCACCTTTTTGTAGTTGAGCATAACCTGCAAGTGTTTCTTGTTCTTCTTTAGATAATCCCTCAAACTGTGGTTTAAATTGGAATTGACTTATAATTTTTTCTTGTTTGGCTAATTTTAAAGCGGTCTCCTCAATTTCTTTAGATTCAATGCCTAAATTTTTTAATCCCCTTAATCTTAATCTTTCATTAGCACTTATTTCAAATTGACCAGTTTCTTCATTAAATGTTGCAATACCTCTAGTTGCGTTAATTAATTGGTCATTTAATCCTTTTAAGTCGTTTTGTGCCATGTACAATAACTGAGCACCATCTCCAAGTTGTGAAAATGAACCACCCAGTGTTTGAAGTTGTGCGGCGTATTCGTAAGCTTTTTCCGGACTATCCATAATTTGGTCAGCAAAACCTTGAGCAACACTCAATGTATCACCTAAAAGTTGTGATTTGGCGACCATTGACGCTAAATCTGAAACACCTTTTGGAAAACCATACTTGTTTACTATATCTAATTTTTCACCGACGGTACCAAGAAATTTACCGACATTTAATCCATACGCCTTTGCCGTGTTAACTAATTGAATTTGTTTTTCTGTGGCGGCATCCATACCACCACCAACTTTATCAAAGAACTTAACAAAAGAATTAATAGTCTCACCTTTAACACCGTATTTTTCAATTGCTTCAACATTTTCATAAAATTGTTGAGACAAATATGTTGTTCTACCTATTTGTGAATTAATTTCGGTAAATGTTTTAATAACACCTTCCAAAGACCCACCCATTTTGATTACATTAACAGCGGCTCTTCCTAATTCGTTTTCAACACTTTTTGCGTAAGCAGCACTTTGTCCTAAATTTCTGGCACCAGAAATTAACTTGGTATCAAAATTTGATACCGTGTTAAGAGTTTCTTTAAAATTACCTTTTAATCTTTCAGATATCTTACCAACCTTTTCAAGTTCGGCTGCAAGTCCTGTTACTTGTGTGGTTGTTTGGGTTACTTCGTTTTCTCCTGCCATAATAATAAATATTATTTATTGGATTTTTCACGAGCCTCCATAATCATATCGTGTTCTTGAAGAACCTTACCAATAAAATATTTTCTTTCATATGTTGGCATATTCATAATATCAACATATGAAAAGTTAGCGTTTTTAACTAAAAAAAATGTTTCGTCTAATAGTATTTTTTTATACTCCGAAGAAAGGGCGAAAAAAGTCTACCCCAAAATTGACAGTGATGTCAATTATTTCTCCTGACGGGGTTCTGACTTGTTTGGTTAAATCCAATCTTGGCTCAACCTCTTTTAAAAATTTTCTAATAAATTTAGAATCGGCAATTGGCATTTGTTGAACATACTTTACAATAGATTCTCTATCCGAACTACCATTTATTGAAATAATCTGAGCTTCCAACTTTCTTGTAATAATTGGTGCTATCATACTTTTTGGGTAGATTTCCATTTCCTTGTCAATCATGTTCTCTTCACCATATGTTAAAAGTTTTAGTTTAACAATATCTTTTGAAGTGGGTAATGTTGTTTCAAACAGACCTTCTTGGTCAGGTGTTAGGTCAACTTTTTTTATATTTAATTCGCTCAAATCAACCTCAGCATCAAATCTTTGATTTGTTTTTGGGTCATATGATGACAATATATATTTTGTTCCAAATGCGGTATTTCTTAAAAAAAGTAAAATAGCTTCAATATCACCACCTAACATTTCATCAATCCTAAAATCAGGTTCGTAAATTTTTGATTTCAATAATTGATTAATCACATTATCACTATTTGAACTCATTAGCAGATTTTCATCTTGGGCCGTCAAATATCCAACCTTAACCGATTTCTTTTTATTTTTATAAAATAAACCTTGTGAAGGTAGTGGTACCACATCGTGTGGTAAGTTAAAATTCATTTGTCCGTATTGTATTTCGTTTTCCATAAAAAAAGCCAAGGATTACCCCTGGCTTTAAATATAAACTGACTTTGTTTTTTGTAAATGAAATATTAATAAACTAAGATACATCTATCAGGACGAAGTGTTGCTGAGATGGTTTGTAAACCGTCATCAGTATAAGACACACCCTGAAAGTCCACGTCTGTTAGGAAACAACCTTGTAAAATCCATTTTTCAACCGCAACACCTGTCGGGTCTAACATTTCCAAAGTAATATCCTTTTTGTAACCAGCAGCATATCCCATACGACCTGTTACTGATTCAGCGTGTAAACGAACCCATTCCATAAGAGCTTGAGCAGCTGATGGTCCAATAGGGTCACGGAAAGTAACACCAATTGTTCCCCACTCAAACATACCAGCAACATAAGTTTTGGTATTTAAGAAAGGAATTTCTTTTGATGCAATTGTTATTTTTGGTCTGGCAGCAGATTCTACATACCAAGAATTAATACCCAATGAAGTAGGAAACGTTAAAATAAATCGGTTTTTACGTTTTGGTTCATACGGGTCGGGCATTTTCATTAATAAGTCAGCCATTTTATTATATTTTTGTTTTAGTTATTTTAGTTTATTTACCTATAAATACTTGATTATCCAAATTTTTTCTCTTATATTATCTAGGCGTTCTAGTTTATTATTTATTTAAATATTTAATATCTAGTTTTAGTTTGAGCTTTTGTTAAATATGTAGTTACTGGATGCTCTAGACCAAATTCTTTATTTAAGAATTCTTTAACTTTTTCCACATTTCTTTCATCGTCATCTGAGAAACCTATTGAAGGTACCACGAAATTATTGGACACATCATTTTTGAACAATACTTTCCCCCCCACCTTGTTTGCAAGTTCCTTACAATAACTGATAAACTCTCTTAATGCGTTTATTTTTCCTTCTTCAGGATTGGCTTCAGAACCAGTTCCGAAAGATACAGGGTGAAAACGACACATGTCCAAATATTCTTTAATCATTGTATTGTCATCTTTAATATCCTCACCTGTAAAATCACGGTATTTCTTTAATGATTCCACCAATTTTTCTTGGTCCAAACCACTCACATTATTTTTGATGAGTTTGTAAACCGCTTGTTTTAAAATCATCGGATTGTGTCCACGAGCTGTGATGATGGAAAAAATTGACCCACCATTAATACACTCAACAAAATCATCCCATGATGGTCCCAAACTCGCCGACATTACATCAACCAAAAATTGTCTTTCACCCTCACCTCTAAAATTTCTAAAAGGATTTGATGCAAAACCAACAATAGTTTTTCCGTTGTACACAAATGGTTTTTTACCCAATTCGTTTCTATATTCAGCAAAATCATCAGTAGACATACCAATCTCATTATCTTTGTCATCTAATACCATAATTTTTGTTGGCATATTCATTACATTGTCATCCCAATCAAAAGCGTAATATTTGTGGTCAGGTAATCCTGATGGGTCCATACCCTCAGTTACCATTTCTAACAATTGTCTTCTAATTGATTTTTTTAAATTCATTACTTTTTGTCTTTTGATAATTTTGCAATGATACTTTCTAACTGTGATTCAGTTAAAACAATGTTTTGTGGTTTTTTAGAATAAGTTTTTTTACCATTAGTTGGTACTTCTAAACTTTCCATTAATACTTTTTTTCAAGAACTCAATGTCAATGAATTCAAGAGCTTTTGTTGGTTTAAGGTAAATTTTACCTGTCATTGTGTTTCTATCCAAGTCTTCAGGTGTGTTTGTTACAACAACTCTAAAGTCAATTAAACCTCTATCTCTTCTGATTGAATCCAAAATTGGATTAACAGAGTCTAAGAAATCTTGTCTAACTTTGTCATCGTTTTGTTCAAACAACAATCTGACAGCTACAGCTGAAATCAACTTACGAGCTTGTAACAACAATCTTCTTACGTTAATTCTATCAAGAGCAGATTCTGCGACTTGAGTAGTCTTGTTACCAAAAATTAATGTTCCAACATCAGAGAATGTTGCGATTGGGTTGATTCTACCTTGATATAATGTATCTCTATCGTCTTGTGTAAGTTTCTTACGAGCTTTAACTGAATTTACAATACCTCTTGTGTAACCTGCTGATGCGAACCAAGGGAACGAAATGTTATCAGTCAATGCTAAGTTTCTACAAACCTCAGCGGTTGGTGGAAGGTAAATTTGAGTATTATTGACAGTGTCTCTTGTTAATACCCAAGGGTAGTAAGTTGCTGTGTAGTTAGAATCAATTCCTGTTGTGTCTAAATTGTCGACAGCTTCAGTTGGATAAATTAAATCAGTTTCGTACGATGTTGTTGTATCAACAAACATATTGTAATCAGGACAAGTCATTACATATAAAGAGTCTGCCCTTTGAGATTCAATCATATCAATTGCGTCTTCAACTAAGTTAGAGTTATTAACAAAATCGATACCCGGTGTTACAAACACGTTGATATTTGTAGCCTCAGGGTTAGCAAATGTTTGTTGACCTAGTAAGTATGCGTAGTAGTCGGTGTTAGCAAAATCAGTTGTATTACCTTCTACAGATATTTGTTTGAACGCTCCCCAACCAGTTGCACTTGGGAACTGAGTTGTTGGTGATGCACCTTTTAAGTAACCTGAACCACCTAATACAAAGTTATCACCGTTGGTTCTTGATTTTCTATAAATGTCCCAACCATCAAAACCTCCACGAGCAAACAACGTGAATTTTCTTGATTGGATTCTAAAATATGGATTTGTAGGGTCACTTGAGTCAGTTGGTCCAAAAGAAGCGTTTCCAACTTCAAAAGCAGAAGTGCCCGAAGTACTATAACCATTTGATATAGTAACAACAGTAGCACCTGAATCCATGTGGAATCCCTTAGATAAGAAATCCCAATAACTTGGTGAAGTTTCGATTGTTAAATTTGAAGGTGTGATAATACCTTTATAATTAAAATATTCAGGGTCATAACCAATTGTGTTGGACAAACCTAAGAATACTCTATTAATTTTATCACCTGAACTTCTTTGAACAGATGATAAAGGTGGTTGGAATATAACCTCACCTGCAACATCATATTTAGTTTTATAAATTGGGAATGGTGTTGTTGAACCATAATAATTTCTCATTGAATATCCTTCGAACCCACTCGGTAATGCGTCTGTCGGTGCTTCAGAACTAATTTCTAACATTACATATTTAGACCTTACTTGATATTCACCATCACTAGTTCCAATTTTTACACCAACGAAACTGTTAGAAGCTGGGTTCATAGAACAATTTGTATATTTTTCTAAGAACACTGGATTTGCATCTGTATCATTATATGCTCTGATACCAACATCAAAAGTACCATTGTTAAACGAAACGTTTAATATTGATATTTTTACTTCTTGGTTAGCGTCGTTACCATCAGAAATTAAAATAAACTTGAATAATTTATAAACAGTATTACCTCTCAATTCTGAAACTAAATAAGGTGTTTCAGGAGTTTGATATTTTTCTAAGTAACAACCAATAGATTGTAAAGTACCGTTATCGTCTTGAGCGGATGGTAAAGCTGTGATGGTTTCGTTAATACCTCTAATGTAACCTTTCTTGTATGAATAATTAAGAAAATTCGTAAATTGTTCTTCAACAAATAAAGGAACTTCATCTGAAGGTTTACCGAAGTTAGAAAAACCAAATACTTTAGAAATATAATTACTGTCTGTTGAATCCAAAGACACTTTAAATTCAAACGTACTACCATCATTAGTAACACCCGAAATTCCGAACGGTGCGTAAGGACTCATTGTTACACCACTATAAACGCCATTACTATCCAATACAACACTAGTCGTACCCGTAACTTCATAAACAGGATTTGTTCCTGTTGTATATGTTGACAGACCTCTTGAACGTAAAGTCGCAACAACAACATCATTGTATTCTGTAAAGGCAGTACCAATTTGTGTAAAAGCCGATAATTGAACCGAACCCGAAAACGAACCTGACGCACCTGTTAAGGTGTCAATTTTTGAACTAAACGAATATCCCGAATATCCATTACCAGTTGTTGGGTTGAATTGAGCGTAGTACCAAGCGTCATTATCTCTACTTGGATAATCAGTATCAGCGTCTTTTAAACTCGGAACATCATAAACATTTGTTAATCCTGTCCATCCACCACCCGTAAGTGAGTCATAATAAGAGTCGGGTATTGTACCAAATACGTAAGCAGTTGTTGCACTTGTTGATGCCGCAGATGCGTTAGAACCAATTACACCACTAACAAATGTCTTTAACTCAGAACTGATAGTTGATGTTGTACCATCCGATAATGTGAATTGACTATTTAAATCAGGACTAAAAATAGTTGATGGGAATGGAGACTCAAACAAAATAGTTGATGTCCCAGTACTAATAGACCAAGATGGTCCCGCATCATAACCCGACAAACCAAGAATTCTTGATACGAATAATTGGTTAGATTGTGATAAGTATGATTTGGCGATATACGCCGCTTCGTATTTTGGTATTTGTGTATCTACAAATTTTTCAGGTGAAGTACCCCCAAAAATTGCTGAAAATTCATCGAAACTTGATACGAAGATTGGCTCAAAAGCCGGACCTCTCAAAGTTTCTCCTACAATACCTAACGTTGTAACACCTACACTCTGTGCTACAAATGATAAGTCACGTTCTGAAGTGTATACTCCAGGTGAAACGAAAACTTTATTTGATGTTGCCATTATTTGTTTTTTTTATAAGTTGTTTTATTTACTACATAAATATTATTGATTTTTGTAAAAATCTTAGTATAGGGATACTATTTATAAATCAGTATGAATAAATTCTTCCTTTTTTCTGCCCAATGAAAAAAACACCCAAAAAAATAAAGAATATCAAGATATCTGAAGAATCACACACAATTCTCAAAAAGTATTGTGAAGAAAATGGACTTAAGATTTATGGATTTTTAGAAAATATTATCAAAGAAAAATGTCGTATTAAGACCGACATTTACGGTGACCCGTTAGACTAATTTAATATCAAACAAAATATTTGAATCATTATTTGTTTGACCAGTCTTTTTTTCAATTTGAATCACCAAACCAATTTGTGAACTCATTGGAAAATAAGACAAATCCTGTCCAATATACTCTTGAACACCATGAGTCAATGTATATGCACTATAATGTTCAACATTTTCAGAACTTACAAAATTAAAGTCATAATTTGTTGGTAATGAACTTTGTGTTAAAGTGGTATTTGAACCAATAAATTGATAATTTGTTGGTATATTGTTTGGATTGGGAGTCGAAGCTATTGCTTTTCTTGATTTGGTTTTAGTACTAACGTCAACCATAGTTAATACTCTTGACACCGCAGGTGCCACTTCAAACTGTTCTTCATCCAATAAAACACCTAACATTTTGAATGTATAATTCTGAATGAAGTATCTTCTTTTTTGTAATTCAACCACCGATTCATCTGAAATACTATCCATAATAATCGGAATGTATCTTCCCTTAATTAAAGCATATGATTGTCTTGATGAAAATTTATCTAAAACCTTTTGATTAAACGCATTCAACTCTCGCATTCTATTTGTAAAGATTTTTATTTCGTATGTAATATCAACAGGAATTGGTTGTGGTATTTTATAAACATCCATACCATTTCTTGCTCCGTCAAAATTGGGAACCAAAGCGTATTGAAATAATGGTCTACCAGGTATTCTATAATTTGTTGCTCCCTGATTTGTTCCATAGGGTGTTTCAGGTTTTCTAACTGTTGCAACAAAAGGTGGTTTAATGTTCGAATCTAAATCTTGAAAATTCCAAGTTTGTGTAAACTGTGCCCAGTTCTGAGTGGTAATAATAACATCAACTGTGTTAACAACTTTTCCGTTAACACTAATTCCTAAATCATTCTTTACAAAATCTAACATCCCCCTATCCAAATCGGCGTGATAAATTCCTTTTGGAAGATATGTTCCATCTTTTTGAATTTGTTCCAATAATTCTTCCCTTCTAGGTTGAAGAATTTTTTTTGGTGTTAAAGAAATTGTTTTAACAAGTTTTTTTGGTGTTGCCATTATATTCCTTTAAATTCGTCTTCACTTACAGGTGTACAAACAAATGTTCTATAAAATGGTTTGTATCCACCATATGTGTGTTTATTGTCCGAAACAATCCTTCCGTCATCTGCAACAGAATAATATCTCATCCTACTTTCAGTTTCAGGATATCCAATGTAATCACCATATGAAATTGTAATTGCTTCTTCTTCCAAATAGTGAAGATATACACTCATAATCAAATTACCTGGTTCAGTTTGACTTAATTTTGAATTACCAAAAGTCGCTTGACTTGGTGCTTCGATTTTAACAAACGCTTTAATTTCAACAGGTGCCAAATAAGACACCGAATCTGTTAACGCCTCACCATATACATCATCTTGATTTGTTTTACTCTTGTCAACACGATATAAAACCAATGTAAAGTTCATATCACCGTACAACCATTCCTCACCCATAGATATATTTAGGTTAAAATCCTGTTCACCAAAGAATTTGGATATTCGTGTAATTGGTACTTTATTTGTCATTATTGATAAATACAATAAAATTGATTATATTTCTTTATTAAAACTATTTTGATTTGGAAAACCCCATAATTGAAAACTCAGGATTATTAGAACAAAAAGCCCTTAATACCCTACATGATTATCAGGGTGCAAATAACTATATCCTAAAATTAAAAGGTATTTTCAACCCAAACAAACGTGGTATTCCAACAAGAAGTCAATGTGAATACATTTTAAACCACTCAAACACAACACCAAAAGTTGCAAAAAAATGGGTTGAATTGGATGATTATTTTTCTGAAAAAATATCAAACGAAAAATTATATACAGTTCCACCAAAACAAGTGTGGATTGAAAAGTTATTAGTTGAAAAAGATAAGTCTTATCATATTTGGGGTCGTTTTTTTGATAGTGAACCTTTAACAGATTTTTGGTTACCAAAGGCGGCAATCATTAAAAACCCTGAACAATACTATAAAGAAATTGATTATTCAAAGTATTCACATAGACCACTTCTTTCACACCAAGTTGAGGCGGTAGAAAAACTTGTAAAAACAAAAAGGTTTATTTTGGCTGATGATATGGGATTGGGTAAGACAACATCAACCATTGTGGCGGCGTTGGAAACTGAAGCCAAAAGAGTTTTAATTATTTGTCCTGCGTCATTAAAGATTAACTGGCAAAGAGAAATTGAAAATTACACAAAACGCTCAACATATATCTGCGGAAGTAAAAGATATGAGGATGCTGATTTTGTAATTGTTAATTACGACATTCTAAAAAACTTTCACGACCCAAAAGATAGGGACAACTCTCGTGTTTTAAAAAGTAATTTTGATTTGGTTATTATTGATGAAGCACATTATATTCAAAATAAAACCGCACAAAGAACAAAATTAATCAACGACTTTGTGAAGGGGGTTGACAGATTGTGGTTGTTAACGGGTACACCAATGACATCACGACCAATGAATTATTTTAATTTGTTAGAACTTATTGAATCACCCGTTGCAGCAAATTGGATGGCATATGTTGTTAGATATTGTAATGGGTACCAATTCAAAGTTGGTAATAGAAAAGTTTGGAATGTTATGGGAGCTTCAAATTTAGAAGAGTTAAGAGACCGAACAACAAGACAAGTATTAAGAAGATTAAAAACAGATGTATTAGATTTACCTGATAAAATTATCACCCCCGTTTATTTGAGATTAAAATCAAAAGAATATGAAGAATTAATGGGTGAGTATTTTGATTGGTATGAAAAAAATACCGATGAGAGTTCATCATTAACCGTTCAATTTACCAAGTTAACAAAGGTACGTCAGGTAATTGCACAAGAAAAAATACGGTCAACCATTGAATTGGTTGAGAACATATTAGAACAAGATAAAAAAGTAATAGTTTTCACAAACTTTACCGATTCCCTAAATAAAATTTATGACCATTTCGGTAAACAAGCCGTTTACTTGGATGGTTCATGTTCACCAGCAAAAAGACAAAACGCTGTTGACGAATTTCAAAACAATGAAAAAATAAAAGTGTTTGTTGGTAACTTAAAAGCGGCGGGTGTTGGTATTACACTTACTGCCGCTGAGGCGGTTATTATGAATGATTTATCATTTGTTCCATCCGACCACGCACAAGCTGAAGACCGAAGTTATAGATACGGACAAAAATCAAACGTATCGGTATATTATCCAATATTTGAAAATACTATTGAGGGTACAATTTATGATATTCTCAATAAAAAGAAAAATATTTTTGAAACCGTAATGGGTGATAACGTGGGCAGGGCAGAGATTGTACAAGAAATTATGAATCAAATTTTTGGTAAGAGGTAAGTTTTTTGAAAATCTATTTATTTATAAGATAATGATAGATTATGAAATTTAAAAAATTAAAAGCCGAAATTGAAGAATTAGAAGACAAATTAACTACCAACGAAGACCTACAAGAATCAAATTGAAAGATTACCATATTCATATTCATCACTTGGTAGATTTATTGACCCAAAAACAATGAATGTTCATTACAACAAACATTATAAAGGGTATGTTGAAAAATTAAATGCGGCACTTGCAAATCTTAAAGGTGCCGATGCTGAACTTGAAGAAATTGTAAAAGGTATTTCAAGATATAACAAAACTGTTAAAAACAATGCGGGTGGTGCCTTTAACCACGCTTTGTTTTGGAAAATGTTATCGCCAAAGAAACAAACCATTAACGGTCCTGTAGAAGAAAAAATTAAAAAAGACTTTGGTTCTTACGAAGAATTCAAAAAACAATTCACGGAAAAATCACAAAAGAATTTTGGTTCAGGATGGTGTTGGTTGGTAATTAATGGTCAAGGTAAATTAAAAATTGTTACGACATCAAACCAAGATAACCCATTAATGAATACCGTCAAAGATGGTGGATATCCAATATTGGGTCTTGATTTGTGGGAACACGCATATTATTTAAGATACCAAAACAAAAAAGATGAATATATAGGAAAATTTTTCTCAGTTATTAATTGGGACTTTGTTAACACACTTCTTATATCTAAAAACGAAAAAAAACTTAACGAAGAAAAGTTAGCTGGTGAATTACTTGTTGAAACAAGAGAAAGTATAGGTTGTTCAACAACAGAGGTTAAAGAAATAAACAAAATGTTTTCAATGAACACACAAGTAAAATATAAATTCATGAATACAATCAACACAATCATGAAAGAAAAATTTTCAGAATATTGGTTTGAAAAAGACCAATATGAACCAGGTTCAATGTCAGGAATTTATAATTACGGAAAACCAGGTCGTTCAGTTATTAACAAATTAAATACAAATTACAGTTCGTTTTGTATTTTGATGAATGATTTAAATTTTTATTTAATTAAAAACAATATAAAACCTATATCATTTGGGGATAAAGATAAATTTGCACAAATTAAAGAAGTTGAAAGATTTACAAAATATCTTTATGATTTAAGAGACCGAATCTTTAACTTGTCAACATCTAAAACTTTTCAAAATATTGTACAGAAATTAGTACAAACCGATTCCAAAGGTGAGGAAAGAGAAGATATTACTGTTATAGCATTAAGAAAAATATTTGGAACTGAAGACGTTCACAAAATTGGTGGATTGGGTTCTGAAGAAGATATGATTTCGGGTGTTGATGCGATTATTAATAAAGATGGTCAAAGATTGACAGCACAAATTAAACCATTTAGTGGTGTAAAAGATTTTAATGATGATAGTGTTATGGTGTTCGGAGCGAGCGCACCAAAACAATATAAAACTGATTATTTAGTTTTTAATAATAAAAACAAGACAGTCGTATTCAAAAATCAAAATACAAAAATTATTGATGGTAATTATGTATTTCCAAAATCAAACATATTTGGAGATATTTGATATTTATAAAGAAGATGGCAATTATTGTAGAACCAGAAAGAAGTAAACTCTATAGAAGAATTAAAGCCCTTCTTGGTGCACCTGTTAGAGGTGTTGAGTTAGAAGATGAGCAAATGGACTCATTATTAGAACTTGCGATTGGGGATTACGAACAATATATTTTAGATTGGTTAATTGAAGCACAATGGACTTCTTTATATGGACTGAACCTTGACGAACAGTCTTTAACAAGGGCACTTACCAAAAGAAGTTTAGATTGGGAAACACAATACACTTACGCATATTCAAAGATAGTTGGATTACAAGCTGGTGGTGATTGGGTACTTAAAAAAGATTATGTTGATTTGGTTCCGAACCAACAAATTTATGAAATACCTAAGGGTCGTGAAATTAATGAACTTTTATGGTTCATGAGAGCCGAATTAAACAATTCATTATTCGACCCATTTATGGGTGGATTTGGAGGATTTGGTGGAACTGGATTAGGTGGTCCTGGCGGATTTGCACAATTTGGTGCAAGTGGAAGTTATTTTATGATGCCAGCGTTTGACGTTGTGTTAAGAATGGCGGATAGAAATCTCAAACAAAGAATGATTGTTGGTGATTTGACATATAGAATTACAGCATTGCCTGAAGGAAAAAAAGCATTACACTTATACAACACACCTGGTGGAAGATTTGATTTTTCAAATATTGGATTTAACGAATATAGATGTTGGTATTGGTACTACGATACTGATGGTGACCGTGATGATTGTTTGGCTGCAAATCCTGACATTGTTAGATTACCATCTGACATACCATTAGAAGCGTTAAATTGGCAGGACCTTAATACACCCGCACAACAATGGGTTAGAAGATGGTTTACCGCTTACTGTAAAGAAACATTAGGTCGTATTTATGGTAAATACAGTGGTAACCTTAAAACCCCTGACTCTGAACTAACATTGGACTACACATCTTTGTTAGGTGAGGCTAAAGATGAAAGAGCAAAACTTGAAGAAGAATTAAAATTACGTCTTGAAAGATTAAGTCCTGTTAAACAAATGGAAAAGGAAGCCTTAATTGCTGAAAACCTAAATAAACAATTAAAATATAGAGCGTTCCCAAGTCCCTATAATGTAATTTAATTTTATGCCAATATTAAGGAGTATACCGAGTAAAAAAATTATTAACGGAATTGAAGTAAAAACATCTGAGGTCGCTTTAATTTCCGAATCAAATTACACAACAACAGGTGAATACGCAATTGTGATTAAAACTGTTGAACATTGTGATTTGTTATTAGATAGTAAAACAACTGACCACATTGTTGTCAAAGCTCTTACCAAAGTTACAATTAGACCCGATAAGAGCAAAATTGACGAACAATATGATGAAGTTGAAATTGGAAAAGGTGCATGTGTTGAGTTTCACTTTATAGGTGGAAACTGGTACATCTTATCTTCAGACGGTCTCAAATTGGACTAATTCTTGTTCCCATCCATCTTCAGCTAAATCATAGATATAGTCAGGACTAATACCAACCCTATCCCAAAACTTCACTTCTTGTTCAGAAACCGTTAAAACATCTACCAATTTATCTTGGTCGGTATCTTCGAAAGGGTGACCATTGATTAATTGACATTGTTCTTTTGTATAGAATTCCCTCTTACTTGGGTTATCAATAATCAAAGAATCTCTAACATCATCTTTAAACACAACCATCAAAGGTTCAATACGTTTGTTAAATGTTGTTATTGCTCTCGCTATATTATACTCACCCAACATATCAGGATTTCTTTCAAGTTCCTCATTGTCCAATCTATAGGCATTGATTACCAATGAGTCAACTTTTTTAACAACATCACCATGTGATGCTTTTGTACCGTTGTTAACATAAAAAATTACATCACCCAAGTTAGCCGCAATACCATCATGAATAATAAGTTCCATATGTGCTTGTCTTGACATCATACTTCCTGATTTGGTTTTTTGACCACATCTTACTTTGTAATCCTCAATAGAAATTTTAACTTTAGCACGAGACGCAATTTGTTTTAATGGAATTTGTTTGTTAAAGATTTTTTCTAAGTATTCATAATACCACTCAACAAATTGTTGACCTTCACCCATCAATAACATTTTGATTCCTTTGTCCAAAAACGCTTCAATATACAACGGTAATTTCTTTGATTTGATTGTATTACCAACCAATTTAATTTTACCTTTGTCAGTCATCAAGGCATAGTTCTTACGTGCTAAGTTAATACAAGATGGCCAAACACCATCATTATCCAAAGCCATTTCACCTTTCATGAACAAGTCATTATATTCTGCAATGTCAGCTGCGGCACCCATATATTCCTTACCTTCAACCACTTTCCAATTCAAACCTTTACCAATGTATTTACGGGATTCAACATTCACAGGTGATGAAAAGTTCACACCATCCGTATCCATAACCAACGGGTCATATCCACGATTCATAAAGAACTTAATCATCTGACGTAGATATTGTCTACCTGTACAAGTAATCCTTTCACCCTGATTCATATCACCCCAGTGAAATACTTGAGGTGCTGATAAAGCTCCAAACATTGAGTTAATAAAAATCTTAATTGGTAATTGTTTACGGTCATAAGATTTAGATTTTACAGGGTCACTCTTTTCAAACTCTTCGGCCAATTGTTTATACATAATACGAGCATTTCTAAAGTACGTTAACATACCTTTCATTACTCCTGTTATATCACAATCAGGGAATACGTCGTGAACCAACTGAATTGACGGATACAGTGAACTAAAGTCAAGTTTCAATACATCGGTTGAATACCCAACTTTAACCAAACGTGACAATCCACCAACAAAGTCTTGTTTCTGTTGTTTAGCGGGAATTGCAAGTCCATGTTTATACGACCAAGCTCTCATTTGGATTTCCCAGAGTGTTGCTGTTCCCATCGTGGCAATCCTTTGATATGTTGTTGGAACCAAAGAAGCCAACAGGAATGAACCCTGATTAAACTCTTCATCAACTCTTAATGTCTCAATTAAGTCATCGTCAAGATATCTTTCAACAATGTTATCACCTGTTGTTTTAATATAGGTATCTTCTCTTCTTTCACACACTTCATCAACCTTTGGGTCAATACCACATTTTTTGTACTTACCATTTTGGGTGTTTAACCAATAATCTTCTTTCTTGGCATACATGGAACCAATATCGGTATGGTCAATGTAGATACGGTCAGCGTCTTCAGCTTCCAAATATTGAACAATATATTTCAAACCAGCAGATTTGATATTTGAGTTAATAGCTTGTGCACGTCTTACTGAGTGTAATGCGTCAATAACATTATAACCCCAAATTGATGTTTGAACGTAATCCTCAATTTCGTTTGCCAATTTCAACAAACCTTTTGATTGTGTAATTGATTTTTCAGGGTTAAGTGATTTACAGATTCTTTTCATATCCAATCCCAAAGCTTTTGCCCTTTCAAATATCCAATGCCAGTCAAACGCAAATCCGTTATATGACACAATAATGGATGGTTTAATTTCATGGATATAGTTAAAAAAATCTATGATACCTTGTTTTTCCTGTTCCTCATTTGAACATTCAATAACCTTGTGAAACCCTTTGTTTGTCTTTAATCCAAACATGAATATTCTACCATCTTTTGGTTCCAAAGCGGTAGTTTCTAAGTCAAATACAAAACGGGTTACGTCATCATAACTTTCAAACCCTTTGAAAAGACGTTTTTCTTTTTGAATCAAAAATTGTTCAATCGGTGGAAGAATCAAAACTTTTTCTTTTGCCTTTTCACCATATGGGTCAATTCCACCATCACGGAAAAATTGTAATAATGTTCTATAACCCTTCAAAGATTTAACCATAAATGATAAACCTTCTTCAAGTCTTTTATTTCCTTCTGTTTTTAGTTTTTCAATAACAATTCCGTATTTGGACATTGCTTCTTTTTGTAACCCCTTTGAACCTTGATAAAAGTTGAGACCACGTAAATCACCAACCCAAGCAAATGGAATAAAGGTATCACGTTTAACAATCTTCCCTTTTATGGGGTCTTCAATAATTTTGTAGATGGAGTCACTAACGTAGTCAAATTCAACACTGACTATGTACTGTTCAGGGTCAGAGCCCTTCAAAAAATCTTCAATTTCTTCTGCTGGTATCATAATATTTTCTAGAGTGGTTTATTAGCTTCCGAACACGTCGGAGTTTACCTTGTCTAAATAAATATATGTTACAGAATTGGTATTATCAACAACAGTATTGAGTTTTAATAAAAGAAGGGGTTATGTTGATAAACAAAGATTCTCTTATTGGAACAATCAATTCACCGTCAGTTGTTGTGATGCTAAACTCACCCAAATATCTACCGGGTGTTCTTGTGTCGTTTGGTGTAAAATTATAATAAATGTAATATTCTTCAGGTGCGTCGGGATTATCTAAAAACTTTTGTGTGATATACGCTGGTTTTGACGCAATTTTTAAAATACCATTATCGGAATTAATCATTGAAAATGTAATAATTGCATTCTGAAGTGTCTCCATAAAACTTCTGAAGTCGTTTCTTCCGTCTTTTACAACTTGTAGTTTTAAAGTTGGTAAGGTTGCGTTTTGTTTTATAAAGAATTCCATTATCTATAAATACTTTAATTTTAATATTATTATAAACCGTATTTTGATTTATCGGCATTAAAGTTTTGTAATACTTGTGTTGATGTTAATGATGTGTCGTACATTCTTATGACACCAATAGTTCCTTTGAACTTGTTTAGGGCTGAACTTCCGTCTGCAGTAACTCTACCAGCTATACTTACAAAATTTGTGTTACTTACTTGATTAACACCAGCTAAACTTATACTTCCCGCGGAAACACCGTTTCTATAAACCGTGAGAGTCTTGGCAACACCAAAATTAAAGACAGCAACCGCTTGTACCCAAGTATTCACCGTAAATCCCGTCATAATAATATTAGGGTTGTTAGCCCCGTCGTAAGCTGCCACGAACATATTACTTGCACCTTCATTAAATCTAATTGTGTAAGGGTATCTAAGAGGTGAGAAGCTGGTATCCCATTTTTCCAATAGTTCCGCTTCACCTGAGTTTGGTTGACCATTTGAAGGATTAAACCATATTTCAACCGTGTATTGTTCAGTATTTGTAAAGTTTGTAACACCATTAACACTTGGGATTCTACCATAAGAAGAACTTCCATTGAAAGTAAAACCACTTAATGCGTTGTAAGTTGGACTACCCGATAAAGTTGCATCCGTACTACCCACAGTTGTGTCCCAAACAGTTCCTGAACCAACATAACTACTTGGTAATAACTGTAGTTGTAAGTTTGATGTTACAATATTAGGTGTTACTGATGGTGTTGGTGTCTGAGTATTAGTTGGTGTTATTGTATTTGTTGGGGTAACCGTAGGTGTTGATGTTGATGTAGGGGTGGGTGTTGGTTCAACAAATCTTGGAGACAAGAAATTATACTGTTGTTGTATTTCAGAAAGTGACAACTGTCTATTGTAGAAATACATGTTGGCAACATACCCCCAAGGCTGAGGAACGACATCATTATTACCCCAACCCCAGTGTGTAGTTCCACCAGCACCAAAAGCAATTTGACTTCCAACTTCAGAACCATTTATGTAGAATTTTTGAGATGAATTTGTTCCAACAACCGCATATTGAACCCAAACACTTGTTTCACCTGACAAGTCATACCCTGAACTTCTAAACGCACTGTCCCAATAACCCAATATATCGGAGTTATTTGGGATGGTAATTGGAGTGTATTTAGGTGAGTTTGTATAAAGTAATGTTCTAAATGATGCAATATTATTTAATTCTAATCTTGCCCAAGTAATATATGTGTATCCTGAATTTGGTAATAAAGGTCCTGTTGCGTTGTAATTAACTCTATTAGTCCCTGTAGTACAATCAAAACATTTTATACCGTTAAGAACTGTGTAAGTTGCACCGATTAATGTGTGATTATACCCCCCTGTTATATCATAAACTGTTGTACCTGTTCCGGGATAGCTTGAACTTGTATGTGCGTCAAGTTGGATTACCAAACCATTTGTTACAAGATTTGGCGTTGGCGTAATTGTTGGTGTAACCGTTGGTGTTGATGTATTAGTCGGCGTAATTGTTGGTGTAACCGTTGGTGTTGATGTATTAGTTGGTGTTGGTGTTGGACAAATATAATTTGAGGATGTGTTAATATAGTTTGAATACGTTTGTCCACTTGTTAAGGATGTTGTATAAATTTCTAAACTACCAAGTCTGTAATCACCAAATCCTCCGTCACCCATATTTGTACCATCCTGATGTGCAAGTAAATAAAATAGTCCTGACCCGGCATTATAAGGGGCCAATCTATTTAAGGTTATATTACCAGCACTTACACCATCAACATATGCGGTTAAAGTTGACCCATCATATGTCATACCAACATAATACCAATTATTAAGTGGTGTTGATATAGATGAGGTAAAATTAATATTTCCTGTAGTAGTCCATAAACCAAACTTAAGTGTTCCCGAAACCATTTCAATTATAGATGTGTGCCATCCCGATAAAGAATTTACAACCCCCACTTCAGAAAGTATAACCCCATCACCTTGAGGATAAATCCACATAAATATTGAAGTCACTTCAGACTTGTTTGGAGAAACACCAGAAAACAATGAACTTAAATTAGTGTTGGTATAGATATACTGTGAAGTACCATTGAAATCTACGAAAGTTCCACATCCTGTACTACCACTTGAAGGAGAATTCACAATAGTACCATTACTATTATTTTCTAAATCAAATACGGTTGTAGTTCCTGAATATGAATTACTATCACTAAAATCGTAATATAGTATTCTACTACTCAACACATTTGTTGGTGTTACAGTGGAAGTTGGTGTTGGGGTTGGTGTGGAATTACTCGATGTCGGCGTAATGGTTGGTGTAATAGTTGGCGTAACTGTTGGAGTCTCCGTTGAAGTTGCTGTTGGTGTCTGAGTAGGAGTTTCGGTATTGGTAGGAGTTGGTGTTTGGGTAGGAGTTTCGGTATTGGTAGGAGTTGGCGTTTGGGTAGGAGTCTCGGTGTTAGTTGGTGTTGGTGTTTGGGTAGGAGTTTTGGTATTGGTAGGAGTTGGCGTTTGGGTAGGAGTCTCGGTGTTAGTTGGTGTTGGTGTCTGAGTTGGTGTTTCGGTATTGGTAGGAGTTGGCGTTTGGGTAGGAGTCTCGGTGTTAGTTGGTGTTGGTGTCTGAGTTGGTGTTTCGGTATTGGTAGGTGTAACCGTATTTGTTGGTGTTGGCGTTACGGTGCTAGTTGGTGTTGGTGATGGATTTGGTGTTGTAATATCAATTACAAATGTTTGGTCGGTACCTGAAAAATATATAAACACTTTACCTTGTGGTGTACCATCGGCAGGAAAATAATCAAAAGGGATAGTTTCTACTCCCAACTCAAAAGTTTCATTTAATGTTGTATCCAAAAAGGTAACCAAACATGTTTGACCACTATATTCAGTACTTTCAACTCTAAATCCGTAATTATTTGACATTATGGTGCCGGTATTAATGTTGCTGTAAAATCCCCACTGTTAACAATACATGCGTTATCAGGACAGTTAAAATTAAACAAACCAAATTTATTTTTTAATATTCTATAATTATGTTGTACTTGTGCAGAACCCAATGGTTCAACATACATTCTGAACTCAGATATACCGCCCATAAATGTCCCACCAAAATTTTGTTCTAATAAAATATTTGTGGTAAGTCCTGATAAACTTGTTCCACTTAATGTATTATCACACATAACTTCAGGGTCTTGGATATATGGACCTGTTGTCCCGCTACAACCACTAAATGTTAATGATTCTCTTAATCCAAAAGTTCCACCACCCCATGATATATTAAATGGAACCCCAATTTGTTTTTCTTTAACTTCGTTCAATTCTCTTGGAATAATTTCTTCAAAATCTTCAATGGTCATAAACAATTTACCATTAACAAAGAATTTAAGTTTTCCTAATCTATATTCTCTTTGGTCTAACCATTTTCTGTTCAGTTGAATTGTCTCAACTTTGCTTGGATAGGTATTTCCCGAGTGTGTTGCTGGTGGTCCAATTAATGATACAGTGTTACCATATGTTGATGCCGTATAAGTCATTCGTCTAATATCACCCAATCCTCCCATGTTCAATAAATCACATTCATCCCAAGTTATATTTCTTTCAAACACAACATCTAACATCAACCATTTTTCAATACCTGTTGAACCTGTTGTACATACATCATAGATTCCATCTGTTGAACATATTTCAGTAATGGTATATCCCGATTCAAAAGTTAATCCTGTTGTTTCACAAGCTCCCGTTGTTGAACAACTACCTGTTAATAATAAAAATTTAACACACAAATGTGGGTTTGATGGGTCACCCTCGAATCGTAGTGATAATGCATTTGAAAAAACATCATCTTCAGGATTGTGGTCTTCTTGTACTACAGTTGTTGTGGTACAATTGTGTGATATAGTAATTGCTGAAGATGGGTATAATGTATGACAATCAGAATTAGTGAATGCAGTATTCGAACACGCACAAGTTGTTAAACAATCTGTTAATCCTGATGTCACTCTTGTGTACCCTGAAAAAGTATCAGCGGTTCCTGCTGCGTAATGATAGAATTTGTTTTCAGCTCTTGCTCCCATAAAGAAGAAGGTACCTGAATTTTCAGTATAAATGTTATTTAGATATGTTTGTCCCGATGAAGGAACATATTCATCAACCAATCTTGGTTTTAACATCATTTCTACCGTCCACCCTTTATGCATCCTTTCAGGTAAAACTTCATAATCATAACCGTATAACTTATAAAACCCTTGTAAATAACCACCGTATAATTCATAGTATTGACCAATAGTTGTTGCTGTTTTGGATACAATATTATATAATGTTTGTGCGGTAATTCCTGAAAATCTTTGATTTGGGCTTTGAGTATAACCTGTAACAGGTCTCATTTTAAATCTCCTATCGTAATGTAATGGGTCAAACTTAAAAACATCACTAATACCCATTGAATAATATAATGTTTGTCCTGTCATTTCAGTCACAAGTCCATTATCAATTCCTGTTAATCCAACATCACAAACACCTGTAAAGGCACTATAACAAGTATCGTTTAATGGGTTAACATTATAATTGTTTAAAGAAATAATTGTATTACCTGAAAAATAATCACCATATGAATATGAAAAATTTTGTGAACAACCTGTGTTAGATAATTCAATTGATATTGGTAATCTATTACCATCATTGTATCCAATTAAGTAAGGTGAATAAATAACCTCTTGGTCATATTGTTTTTCATCGGCAACAAGAAAGAAATCGGTGTATGAACTATCATCCGCTCTTATGTCCAATCTATTAAAATAATAGTTATTTATGTTCTGTGTTGCCATTCAATAGATAAATACAAACAATATGGTATTTATAGATAAACTGTTTCAATATGTCTGAACATAAATATAAAACAAAAAA